ATGAGGCATGTCGTTTTGCGCATCGATAAACTTATGGAACAGTACGGATTGACGCAAGTTGAATTTGCGGAGAAGGTCGGAATACGTCAAGCTGCCGTATCGCAACTGGCGCGTAATCATGTAGCGAGGGTTTCTGTCGATCATTTAGACCGCATAATCAATACGTTTGAGATCGACGATATTTCCGAGTTGATAATAATTGAAAACGAAGGGTAATCAGAAGTTTATAAAGAGGGTTGATGGAGCCTATAACGAAAAGGGAGATGTTGAAACGTGGAAAATTCTAACGGTACAATCCAACGCTATTCTAGAGAGATTTCGAAGATCACAAATAAACTAAAAGAGTTAAAAAATGACGAGATATACGAGTTAACTAATAATAGAAGTGACGGTTCTCTATACACCAACGCGATGCAATTAGAGGAGTATCTCAATGACCTTCTTATAAAAATAGAAACAGACGCGCCATCTATTAACGAACAATTGAGAGAAGCTATGAATAAAAGGCATAATAGTAACGATTGATAAACGAACAAACATTCGGTTATAATTTAACCGGAGGTGTCGCCGGTGTGGAATGAGGAAAAAGATCAAAATCGTTGGAAGATGAAGTTTATATTGCCGGAGCACAACGAAGCTTTGCGTCAATTACACCTTGCGAAGCAGAAAATAGAACGTCCGACGCTTAGCGAAGAACAAGTCGACGAATTTGAGTTCGTTATTTCTTCGGCGATGAGCGAAGACATGCCGCTGGATTTCGAAGTGTACGATGACGGATTTGTTCGCGAAGTAAGAGGTCGCGTTGTATACGTAGACCATCTACGGAAGGAATTTCGTGTGAAGGACAGTCGAGGCGATACTAATTTCGTTAAGTTTTCGGATATATTAAACGTAAAAAACGCCCCATCCGGTTAGGGACGGGGCTTTTCGTTTAAAAATTTATCGTTCTATTAAAACGGACTAATGATCTATTAGAAGGGTCAACGCCCTTACTTAATTGCACTTGTAATTCGATTTCTTTTATCTTTTCATAATCAACATCACCTAAGGACCAATATGAGATGGATTTAAAAGTATCGTCCTTAGCGTCCATAGTTATATCATCGGAATTATAGTCGACAAAAACCAGCTCAGATGACCCTAGAGTTTTTGCTGAATTAACACGTAAAACGAACGTGGCAGGAGAAACTAAATAAGCCTCGTCTTCTGAAGTATTTTTAAACGAAATACTTAAGCCGATCTTCCCCTCAGAGAAATGAATCTTTTGGATGTCCACGTCAACGTCTTCTATATTACTTTTATAATCGACATCTACAGTTTTTGTATCTTTTGGTTTATCCAAACTAAGATTAGGAGCTTCGTTATCATCGTAATTATATTCAATTTCTTCCTTAGATTCGCCAACTTTTACGCCACCACAACCTGTTAGAAGTAGTAGAAAACCAGCGCAAACCAAAAAGCATACGGAAATCCTCTTTATATTTATACCTTCCGCCTCCCCTCCGCTCAATTATACGTTATTGTTATGTAAGACGGCTACCTACGTTTTTATACGTAAGCAACCGCCAAAAGTTCCGCTTATTTCTTGCCGACTTCATCCAACGCTTTTCTTTCGCGCGCCTTCTTAGACACGTCGTTATCTTTCCAGTACGCTAATAGCGCCGTAGAGCCGAGGAACAGCAACGCAATAAAGTCGGACACTGCCGCTTCGTCTACCGGAATTGTCTGCACGCCGAACATCGTCAGCCCGCTATTTACGAGAGCCAACGCAAGCAAAATAAATCGAGTCACTGTTCCTGCGCTAATATTCTTCTTCATACGCTATACCCCGCTTTCTTTAATGCCGCCACTAATTTGGCGCGTGTTGCCGGTCCGTAAATGCCATCGTTTGCGATGCCGGCCTGCGTCGACTGGAATCGCTTGACTGCGTTAGCCGTTTTCGGACCGTAAATGCCGTCGATACCGTTATTCTTGGCGCCTTTGTTCGGGTAGAAATATACGGCAGCCAATGCGTTCTGAAGTTGCTTTACCGCAGTCCCACGCGCACCTTGACGGATGATGCCGGTAGGTACCGTAAGCTTTTTGGCTGACGCTTTTGGTTTAGTCGTCTTTACCGGCTTAGTCGCTGCGCCCGTTTTTGCCGGCGCCTTACTTCCGTTTAGTGCCGCGAGTTCCTTTGCGATAGCCGCTTTCACTGCGTCCCAACGACCTTCAGAAAGTACGCGATGAGGGCAGTATTTTCCGCTCCAATCTTGATGTTTCTTGACGCGATCAACGCCCCAACCACGCTCTTTTAAAAGTTGCGCAATAAATTTGATCGCCAATGCTTCCGCCTTTTTATAGCGCTCTCCGCCGGACTCCGAATAACACACCTCAACGCCAATTGACGTTCTATTTCCACTATTAACGCCGGAACCGTCTCCGCAGTGCCATGCGTTTCTATTCGTTTCGATTCCTTGAACAACCTCTTTATCGTCGACTGCGTAATGGAACGATACTGATGCGTTGTTGTTTCGCATATAACTAATCTCATTCTCGGCAGTCGCGTCATTCGCCGTATTATGAAACGTAATGTATTTCGCATTCATTGAATACGGGCATTTGATTGCTTTTTTCGCTGAAGATACGAGCATTTTACGTACTTTAATCGTCATATAATCGTCTCCCTTTTCGTTTTATCTATTTAAAAAGCGCAATGCCAACCGATAGCAATAAACCTACCACCGTCAGCATTACGCCCCATACCCACTTCGTATTTGCGCGCATGTCTAAAATGTCTGCGCGATTTTCTTTCGCCAGTGCCAGCGCTTCGTCTGCTTTCTCGTCCGCTTGGTCTGCTTTCGTTTTAACATCGTTGAAATAGTCGACCTTCGTGTCAATACGAACGAGCCACTCACGAATATCCGAAATCTTTTCGTTTAATTCGGTATTGCTCGGCTCCGCCATAAGAACGTCTCTCCTTCCAAAATAAAAAGCCTACGCTTCTACGTATGGCTCGCCTGTGATTTCTTCGTATTGTTCCGGCGTAATCTTTTTCATAACGACCGCGGCTGCGACTTGCTCCTTCGTCCAATCTCCGTCCGCATAAAACTTCTTGATGATCGCGAACCAATTCATTAAATCACCCCTCCCATCATTAGCGTAAAAACCAACTCTGCGTGCTGCTGGCGAAGAACCTCGATTTCAGACGGCTTATAGTCCGGCTGTAAGTCTTCGATATACTCCTGCGAAGCCGCTTCGAACCATTCGTCTTTTTCCGGATCAAACTTAGCGATGTACAGTCCGTTTTGAGGTTGTATAGGCGTATAACCTTCCGGAATCTCGCCGCCGTTTTCTGCATCTACGAGAATCTCTTCGCCTGGCTGCCAAACGAACTCATCGTTATATTTATAAACCCATATCATATAAACACCTCCTATGCCGCTTTAAATCGGAATCCGAACGTTATAAATTCCGTAGGATTCGACGTGTTAGATGATGATTGAATACAAACACGGCCATCAGTTCCGATAAATGTTCGGTGGTACTGAGGAACACCCGACGTCCCCACGCTAGATGCGACCCCAATAAGATGCGTAGATTGCAAAGGACGATAGCCGGCCGCCAATGTGAACGCAGGAATATCGTTTCCAAGAGTTCCTCCGTAAATGGAGCCGATAATCTCGACGATTCCTAAAGCGTCTTTGCTGTAACGCAATGTGTGCAAATATCCATCAGGCGACACGTATTGCTTCCATCCGTTCGATAGCGTTGGGGTTTGCCAGGAGACTACCGCATCCGCATTCGAAATCACTTTACGCCAACCCTGCCAACCCAAATTTCCGTCACGATAATTTGTGTAAAGGTTGTTTCGGTAGTCAAAGGTCATAGCCCACCCGAAAGTCCCCTTACCTTCACTGTCTAGTGACGTAAAATGAAATTGTCCTCTATTACTAATAGAGACGGGAGAATTAATAGCTCCGCCGGCTACATAAAACGTTCCGAAACGAACTCCAACCGACGTGATCTTTTCCAAGACGTCTTCTCCATTTGCTACATTTACTAAGGTATTGCCGGTGTCGGAGGTGATCTTCATGATCTGGCCGCCGTTCCATCTCGTCTTATCTTCCGCAGTAACGTGGATATCGAGGTTTTTGGCGTGCTGATCGACTTTCAGCCGCGCCCCCGACGTCGTTTCCTTCGAATTCCATGCCGACCTCTCTTCGTTAGTGACGTGCTTTATAGCATCGTTTGCGTGCGCAGTTACTTTCGCTTGCGCGCCGGTCGGTGTCTCTTTGGCGTCCCATTCCGCTTTCTTCTGCGCAGTAACATGAACATCCGAATTATTTGCGTGGGCATCCACCTTTTCTTGCGCACCCGCCTTTGTTTCAACGTTGTCCAGGACCTCAAATTTTTCCTCGATTTCCGCAACGGTTGCAACTACGTCGTCATAAAGATCGTTGACTTTCTCGCGTAAGGTTTCAAAATCATCGATGTAATACTCCGCAACCGGCACGATATTTTGATCGATAAGCGACTGCTCGATGCTGAAGCCGAATTTATGAATCGAAAGCGCTTGGCCGTTCGTGTAATATAGAAGCAGCTCGGCTTTTACTGCGCCATAATGACGGATCTCGTCCGCAGCCAAAACGTATTCGGCAAGTCCTTCCGGCTTATTTACTAGTGTGATCGCGCGTACAAAACGGCTTCCATCCGCCATCGAAAGGACTAATTTACCTACGACGGCCGATAATGGTAAAGGAACGCCATCTTTCGTGAGTTTAAAGGACAGGCGCGCCGTGTTTATATCTTGCGAACTAAATTGTATGGCGGCATTGATAGTCCGCTTTGTTTGCGCATTGACGTCGAAAGACAAAGCGCCATCTTTTGCTAACATCCGTTTTCCTCCCCTTAAACAACGTTGTCAGTTGTGCTAATTTTATCAATACTGTTGTCGTTATAACTGTCGGAAAAGCCGGCACCTTTTACATAGTTTCCGTATGAGGAAATCTGCGAGCAGGTATTCGTTAAGTAAATACCGTAGCGCATCCCTTGGCCGGTAATATCGTTGAACGCGCACATAGATCGTGCTACGCCGGATAAGAAAATGATCCCGTCATAACCGTCGCTTTCTGTCGCCCGCGTTCCGACGTCTACGAGTGTGTTAAAAAAGACGCGAACTCTCCGTGAGTCTCCTGATACGGAAATCCCCGAAAATCCGATGTCTTTCAAAATGTTATTTGCGACAGTGACATTATTACAACCACCCTCCTCGACCCTGACGCCGTTACCTTTAATCCGCCGCAAGACATTTGCATTTACTGCGCCATACATGCTTCGCGTGATTAAAATACCGTGGTGTCCGGTTCCGTCGATGACGTTACTCGCAATAGTATAGTTATAGACATCCGACACATGGATTCCATGGCGTGCTATTACGTTGTTAATGACGTTATTCGCGATAGTGACGTCATCAATTGTCTGATACCCTTTACGACCGTATACCTGAATTGCATGGTTCTTCGATATGTTCGTGATTGTGTTTTCGGTAATGACGTGATGCTTCGTTTTATTGACGCGACCTGTTGGGTTTCCGTTTGCGTCCTGTGTATAAACCGAAGTTACAGACGGAAGCATGATTCGAATGCCCGAAGCGCAGTTGTTTATCTTGTTTCCGCTGATGCGCGTGTCGTACCACTTATTGCCGCTGATTGCGTACTCCGTCGTGTCTTCAATAACGTTGTCTAATATTCGGATGACTGAGTACCAAACACCGTCCGTACTCGTATGTGAATCGACTGCACGCGCCCAACCGCCTAGCTTACTTGAACGTCCGAAATAGTTGCCACGAATGATGACATTTCGCGTGACGGTTTGGTCGTAAGATCCGAATGCGCCGAAGTTGCCCGCCGATCTCATTAAGTCTAGCTGAATCGCAGCCGAGAACCATCGGTTACCTACGTAATCAGCGAAGCCTTTAAACTTAACGTTTTCGATCAAGACGTTCTGATTTCCCGCGCAATCAAAAGCGTGGCCGCCTACGACGTCTAATACGGTAATATCACGGATGATAATTCCGTCAGCATGAGCGAATCCGAATACGGAGCATTGTTGCTTAATGACGGCTCCGTTACTGTCGAAAGTTCCACCGCCCTCGATGACGATGGTGCCATTGCCGTTATAGCCGCTGAAATTATCCGTTTCAAGTCCGTTGACTAGCATAGAACCGACGAAGTTTCTTTTGATCACGGCACCCCCCTGTACGATCAACCGCGTGTTTCTGAAGATTCGAAGCGTTCGAGTCTGCGTATAGTTTCCAGGCGGAACCACAAGCGTAATGGGCGTTGACTTAGACAGATCCAATGCCGCTTGCATCGCGTCGTCAAAGTTTCCGTATTTCTCTAAGTACGGACGCAGCGATACAAAGACGGCCATGTCTTCGATTTTCTTCATTAATTTAGCGAAGTCATAGTCGAATCGATCTTTCGCCGTCGGGTGCGTAGATGCATCGAGTGCTACACGCAAATCCACGACCTCTTTGACGTCTTCGCCGTCGTGGTTAACGACTAGATTCGCAAAACGAGCATTTAAGTTATCCAGACGATTGGCAGCAGTAAAAAGCCCGTGCTGAATTTGCTCGGACTTGTGTGCGGGCGATGCGTTCTTATGGGCGTTTAGCTCGGCCGTGACCTTCGTAAAACCTTGTTCGATACTGTCGAAATTATCGTTTAGGTTATTACGCGCAATACGATCCCACGCCGAGGCAATACGCTTTAAAAATACGTTAGCCATTTAGTGCCTCCTTTATTTTAATTCTAGTGCGGCCACTCTCGCAGTCAGCGCCGCTAAATCCGATACGAGCTTATTTAGATCAACGTTTGCGCCGGAAGAACTGACGCTGATTTTGGATACTTTAATATAATCAGCCGAAGACATCAGACCGGCCTTTGATGAACTCGCCATGTCCACTTGCGGCTTACCATCCGGACCTACTACGATACTCTGCAATTTTTGATAATCATTTGACGTCAATAAGCCGTCTGAGACCGACGTCGCCGGGCCGTATTTCGGAATAGTTGTCGGGTCATAACCGTCGTCAAAGTTTGCATCGCTGCCGATACGTATACCGGAACCGATACTCGTTCCTTTAACTTTTCCGGCCGCGTCAAACAACTTAGATACGCGCTTTTCAGTCCTTCGGAAGCCTTTCATGTCCGTCTTAATATCGCGCTTCAGCTTTCCGAATGTGTAGACCGGCGATTTATTCGAATCAGAATAACGCTCAACGCCGACAACCTTAATTCGCTTGTTGATTCCGAACGGATCGATCATGCACCAAACGTAGTCGCCCTTGCGGATGTCTTGGACGCCGAAATGCCTTAGTTCCGTGTAAGTCAGCGTCAAAGATAGCTCGATCGTATCCGTTAGTTCTTCTTGCAATCGAAGCTCTAGTTCATCTGCGTTTTTATCGGTGTAAGCATCATCGCGAATAGGTGCAGCGTGCTTGATTCCGTAGATTTCCGCCAACGGGCTAGTGTAATCAAGCTCGACCGCGTACGCTTTTGTCTTATCGTTTTGCTTACCGTATCCGCGGATATATGTCTTTAACGAACTCGTATCGATCTCAATGGATTCGTCATGGGAATTGAATTTATATCGAATCTGATAATCTGTGTCTCGTGCCAATTCCTTCGCAATGACTACCTTTTTCCCTTCGATGGTATATTCCGCTTTATATTTATCGAGAATATCCCGCAATAAATCGTTAGAAAAACCGTCGCCGAAATCTTCGAGTTCAAACGTAGTGTCAAGGCCTTCCGGTGAAATGTCGTATGAATAGCCGGACCCTTCGAGGGCGATCGCAACCATGTCGGCTATGGTCATCTTCTTTTTCTTGCCGGATTTGCTATAAACGTAGTTGTCTGCGAGATCGATTAACGGCTTATAGACGCCCGACGCTTCGATCTTTATCGTTTCATTTGCCGTGACAGGACGCGTCTTCTTGATGACGTACTCCTCGCCGTCGCAAACGAGTATGTTTTCGTTCTCGATCAACCCGAAAGAGTGATCGTTGTTTCTCGTACTCGTAACGGTTACGTCTAGCGACTTCTCATTCTCGGCTGTTTCTCGTACCGTGCAATCATAGTCGGTAAGCGCCTCGACTTCGCCTCTCACCGTTTTTATAAGTAGCTCCATCGCGCCACCTCCTAGAAATAGTAGAATCGGAAATCGAATTTGATTTCGAATGATCCGCTTGTTCCCGATAACACAAATTCGTTCCAACCCGGCTCTAGTCGGATTGTCTGCCGGTTGGTATCTCCGAAAATACTTACGCCGTCTTTACGCGCTTTGACCCCGTCTAAAGTAACCGTCTCTTTAGCCGTCGTATCTCCGGTATATTGCCACGCATCGCCCGTCGTTTTGTTCGTGATCTTTAACTTAGATGAAGCGCCTTTATACGAGATGACGAACGGTAATTCTAACGGATCAATACGAATAGCCCCCGCATTGTAAATACGGAAGCTCTTTGTCTTATGTTTATAGACCGGAATAGTATCCTCTAGGTTTTCGCCAAACTGCCATAGACTAGCGTCAAAAGTGAACGGGTCCTGCGTCGTTCCGACCGATTCGCAATAAGGAGATGCGCTTTCGAACGTCAGCGTAAAATCGGCCACGCTTCCGCTTCTTTCCGGATCAAAACTGTCGCTTAGTTCAACGCGCCATCTCTTCTTCGGATTGCCCTCCGCAACAAGATAAAATTCGTCTTCCTTATACAGGGCGTTATATATTTCGTCGCGCAGCAAGTAGAAGTCGGTTGCGTCCTCGGCATACATTGTACATTCGGCTGAGATCCGGCGATTTCCGAAATCTTTGCCTGTTCGATAAGATCCGTTTTTGCCCGGTATGTTTTCGTAGGTGATATTCGGAGACGGCGCCGATACGACTAGGCTGCGCACTAAGACCGATAAATCTCGCGCCATATCGATGATCGTCCCATTGCGATACTGAATACGGAAGTTTGCATCCGAACGCGGAATCGCTGAAGAGCGCCCGAAAACAATATCCGGCGAGAACGCATCTTCATTAAAGTTTTCGTCAATATCAACCACGGTCGGCTCCGGCTTCGGCTTCGCTGGCTTATCGACGTCGGTGCTCGTATCCGTTGTCTTCTTCGTGTCATACTTCGTTAAATTATGTGTCGCGATAATGTTGTTCAGTTTCGTCGCGTAGGCTGGGTCCGTTGCATATCCGGCACTTACGAGCGCCTTCGTTGCTTTCCGGTAATTTGTTTGACCGACGACCGCTTTATAGTGATTCGGGTCCCAGCTCGTTCCGTTGATATACAACTTCGCGAGATCCTGCATCGACTCGTACCATGACGGATATTTGCGGAAGTCGGCGTATACTTGAACGTTACGTCCGTTATAAACTTCCCACGTCAGCATCCGAATAGAGGCGCCTTTGTACGAACCTTTTACGCCGAACAAGTTTTTGCCTTTCGTAGCCAAGCCCGAATTACCGTAGCCGGATTCTAAACAACCCTGCGCAATGACAAGCGACGCAAGTATATTGTAATTCCGGTATATTTTCTGCGCGTCCGGCGCTATCGCCTTAATAAAACTAGCGTTGCTCAACCGCTCACCTCCTCCCTAATAACTGCTTCGATCTATTTCGTCCATCTGCCGTCTGCTTACGTGCGGCTCGACGATACGTCCGACCACTTCGCCCTCCATAACCACCGAAAGCCCTTTAAGAGACTCGATAGCAGTTGCGAGGCTGGATAGGTGCGCCTGTATTTGCGGGCTGTTGCCGCCTGCTGACGCAACCCGAGCCGTATGGCCTGCGTCTAGCATTCGGAATAAGTTCGCCTGCTGCGCTTCCGTCAAGACCATCTCGTTTCTTAGCGCGCGAATATCAACTTCATGACTCATTGGACGGTCGATAAACTTCGATGCCATTCCGCCTGAATGTAGCTTGCCGGCTGGTTTGCCGACGATGCCCCCGACGTGATACGTACCTTCGTTGCCTCGCCCACGGCTGACCGCTCGTTCAGTTTTACGTGTGACGTCCGTAGTGATAACCGTTATACGCTTACTAAGGTCCTTACTTAATTCTGCGTTCATAACCGATGCTTGACCGGTTATCTCAACGACTTTGCTCCTTGTTTGCTCTAATTGCGTAATTTCCTTTTCAATTGCGGCAAGTGATTTACGATATTCAGCCGTCTTTTTATCGGCCGCTGTCGTATTGTTAATAAGTTTCCATCGTGCTTCATTAAGTTTTCCGAGTTCTTTATCTAGCACCGCGACTCCTTGACCCTTTTTAGCTGTTAGGCCCACTTGTCGCAATTCTAAATCTATCAATTTTTGGTTGACCTGAGTTAACTTGCCGATCTCCTTCTGTGTTTCAGCGAGACTTGCCTGTTTCTTTTGAAGTATCTCGGTACTTTTTATTAGCTCGTTCCTCTTTGTATCTAGAATCTGCTTTTCCTGTGCGAGTGTTACCTGATGCATCTGCGCTTCCGCTTGATTTCCGTTCTTTTTAGCCTCGGCGATCTTTCTTTCAATACTTTCTACTGTAGCTAGTTGGTTAGTAACGGCCTGCTCTTTCTCAGCCCTCTTGCTAGCCTCTGAGTTTATTTCCTGCTTTAGTTGCTTCTCTTTTTGAAGATGCCCCTCCATGTTGCGCTCGGAGATCGTTTTTTGTTTCTCTAGTTCTAGTCGCAACTCCTCCGCTTTTTCTGCACTTAAGCGCTTCATGGCTTCAGTGTTCTTCGCGATAGCATTACCCTGCGCGGAAAAAGCAGCCTCTGTCTCAGGTGATTTTTTTATTATCTGATCATTAAGGTCTAGAAATCTATCAAACTCCTTGTTAGTTAATCCTGATTTTTTAAATAACTTTTCTTGTTCAGCGTTTAGCTTTTTAATCGCAGCCGAATCTTTCTCGTTAGCCAGCGCGTCTTTGTTGTCTAGGTAGCGCAGTAACTCGTCATTCGTCAGTTTCATTTTCGCTTGCAAGCCGTCGTACTCTTTGATCGTCTTGTTGATGCCGTCGACTTCCTTTTGCTTCGCGTTTGCCGCTTCGAGGCTAACGGTATTCATTGCTTTATAACCTGCGGAGACACCGACTAACAAGCCGCCAAGCACCGAAAGGCCCGTTATGATCCACCCCGCCGGTCCCATTGCCGCGAATAAACCACGAAAAGCAATGCCTAGCTTGATCGCGGACGAAGCCGTTAGAGCGATCGCCGCCGATGTTCCCGCCATTGCAAACCCCGTAGCTATAACGCCCGGATTAATCTGACTAATGACGCCGACTAGCTTCGTTCCTTGGTCGACGATTGACCGTATATGCGGCAAGAATTCGTTACCGAGCTTAACGCCTACGCCTTCGAGTGCCGATTTAAGTTTATCGAACGATCCGTAAAGGTTATCCATTTGTTGGTCGGCAACTTTCTGCGCCGTTCCGCCCGATTCTTCAAGCGCCTTCGTGTAACTACGAATTTCATCCGATCCTACCGCAAGTAATGATACGAACCCCGACGCAGCCTCTGTACCGACTATACTCGCAATAGCTGCCGTCTTTTGCGCTTGGCCGAGATCGCCGAACTTCGAATTTAAATGATCGATAATGTCCGGCAACGACTTCATTTTACCGTCGGCCGTCTCGACTTCGATTCCATACGCCTGCATTACTTTGGCTGCGCGTCCTACCGGATTAGCAAGACGCAGCATGCCCGCTCGTAATGCCGTACCGGCCATCGAACCTTGAATACCGGCGTCAGACATTTTCGCGACGGCTGCCGCTGTTTCTTCGAAGCTAAAGCCGAGCGACGTCGATACTGGCGCAACGTATTTCATTGCGTCGCCTAATTGCAAAAGGTCCGTGTTGGCCGTGTTCATCGTCTTAACTAGCACGTCAACCGCGTATGTTGAGTCGGACGATGCGATTCCGAATCCCGTCATGATATTCGATACGATGTCCGCTGACACACCCATATCGACGTTTGCCGCTGCCGCCATGTTTAGTACGGCCGGTAGCGAGCCGATCTGATCTTTTACGCTGAATCCCGCCATCGCTAAGTATCGCAAGCCGTCCGCCGCTTCAGTTGCCGTAAATTTCGTCGTTTCGCCGAGTTTAAGCGCGACGTTCTGAAGGTCTTGGAAGTCCTGTCCGGTAGCGCCCGAAATCGACTTAACCTTCGCCATCGCTTGCTCGAAGTCTGCCGCGGTCTTGACCGATACGCCAATGCCGGCGACGACTGCGCCGCCTACCGCTAGGGCTGCTGTTTGTACGAGGCCCATCTGCTTGCTAAGCGAATTAGCCGAATTTCCCATCTGCTGCATCTGATTCTCGGCCTGAGATACGCCGGCGCTAAATTGACTCGATTCTAGCGATAAGCGAGCGACGATTTCGCCTACTGTAGTACCTGACATTCGTTTTCCTCCTTTCCTCCGTTATTTAAAGAAGTTCCGCAATTGCTCGAACTTATCACGGTCAAATTCTTCGCGATCTACATAGCCGGCCTGTTTGCGTAAGTCTTTTAACATGCGCTGATAATCACGATCTTCCATTGCGCGCCCTTCTGTTCCGATCAGCGTCGAAATCATGGAAAGTCGCTCAATCGCGTTGGACTTCGTCTTTGATCGCAAGAATTTCGGTATGTCGACCATGTAATAATCATTTTCGATCTGCCGCTGAGTGACCCCGAGTAATACCGCCGCATCTATTAAGTAGTCATCGATTGTGTACTCGCCTTCATCCGCTTGTTTTACTCTGTCGGTGCTTTCGGAAGAAGGCTTTTCAGGTTTTTTGCTACGGATTGCAGGCGGTTCTTCTCAACTACCGCGACTAGAAAATCGATGATCTCGTCAGTTCCAACGCTTTCGAGAACGTAGTCTTCATCTAAGCCGGAAAGGACCGCGACAATCTTTGCGACTTCATCCATCGCCAACTTAGCCGCAGCAACTAACGTAGAAGCAAAGTCGTCCTGACCGCTAGTGCTTAAAACCGTAATGAATAAATGCGGCAAACGATCGACTACCTCGAAAAGTTCCTTCCATTTGACCGGCGTTAGCTTCGGTACTTGAACCGTTTTGTCGCCGAGTGTAAGTTCGCTTGATACCTTCTTCGTGCCGATACCAAATAAGCTCATTGCGTAACCTCCTTTCTAAATTAAAAGACACCGCTGTTAAGCGATGCCTCCCGCTTTATTCCGCTGTTTCGTCTCCCATGATGTATAAAAGTCCGTCGTTATCTGTGTCCGGATATGCTTTAAACGTCAGATTAGCGATTCGCTCATCGTCTGAGTTGTACGTATATTCCGGGTCTGACATAGCGCCCGCAAGTGGAATCGTGATGTAGTCGTTGGGTGTCGTACCTGATGCTGTCGGTTTAATGACGAGCTTTTTGGCCGCTGCCAACATATCAAAGCCGGCTTGCCCCGATACTTCGAGCTTCATTTTTGTAGGGTCAGTACTGTCTTTAACGAGTCGACTATTCGGCATTGCTGCGGCTAGTCGTTCTAAATCATGAAGCGCGAATGGTACCGTTACCTCTGCGTTTCGACCTTTCATCGTTGACTTAACCGGCGTGTCTCCGTACTGGTCAACCGTCGTGTCTTGAATCGACGTTTCTGCCTTAAAGACGATGCCGCCTTTTGTGATATCAAATACCACGTCACCGTACTCGACGATTGCTGGACCGATAGGAACGTTAATCCCTCTGATTCCTGCTGCCATTCGTTTTCCTCCTTTTATATTTGCGCAAAATAAAAAGCGCCCCTAAGGACGCTCTACGCAATCGAAATTTAATGAATATATCGGACGATCTGATTCGTCGTCTCCTAAATACAAAGGCGCCGAGTTATTGCATCGCATTTGTACGATCGAGCTTTCGCCGACCTGAACTTCGGACAGATTCGTAAGCGCATCGTATAGCTCAAATGCTTTATCTTCCGTGCCTGCGCCGTCTCTAGCTTCGCCTCGTACTAACACTTGAAAAGACGGCCGCTTTAGCCCGGTGTACTTAGATGTCGGAAATCCGCCCGTCAACTTGACCGAGATTGCGGCGCCTTTACTATCTACCGGAAATTTATTTACGTAATAATTACCGTCTACCTTCGACTCTATGAAATCGATAAGCTCGCCTACACGCATTAGATCAGCCCCCTACGAACGCCTTCAGCGATCCAGCTTACGTATTTCTCGGCGTTTCCTTTTAACGGGCGTTCGAGATATTTGCTTCCGACCTCGTAGCCGTCGATGCCGCCTGCCGCTTGCGAAGCTGGTCCGAGATTGTAGTCCATTTCGTGGGTCCATATCGCGTAGTTGAATCCGCCTTCTACCGCTCGGAAAGAAACGTCTACGACCGCCTTGCCCTTCGCGAGTTTGTAGTTTTTCTTAATACTCGCGCGCAGCGTACCTTTATCGATCGGAGCTATGTTCTGCGCAATTCTACCGAGGTCATCGCCGGAATCACCTAGCGCCTGCGCGGCGCTTTCTAGGGCGCTTCGACTTGCGTTGTTAATGCCGGTTATGAAACTACTCGCATCAAACGTAAAACTCATAGATACACCTCCGTCAGTAACGCTTTACCGTCGATATGTCTCTTAACGTTGATTTCCTTCGGCCGCTTTTCCATAGTTTCGCCGAGTTCATTCGTATAAGAGATTACGTCGGTATAGCGCACGTCAGCTAGGCGATCTAATAGAATACGAGCCGATGCGACGGCCTCTTCGGATCTAACGACGCCATTGTTGCGCGCCTTGACTGCGGTCGATCCTTCATCGATACGGCATTTAAGCGTAAATTCAGCGCCATCGTTAACCGGGTTTCCCCAGCGATCAAGCTCGTCAGACGGTCGCTTCACTGTAATAGTTTGACGCATAGGAAATATCGCCATCTACAGCACCGTCCTTCTGATTCGCTTTCCTCCGATTTGAACCCCGTTTTCATCTTCGATGGCCGAGATAGACTCACGCGGTATAAGATCCTCGTCTTCACTCCGAAGCGTATCCTTGTAGTTAAACGCAGCAACACCGGTGATAGAATATGAAGATATTCCGTGCTTATTAAGTCGGTTGGTATCGTTGTACGCGATCGCCAATACATTAACAAACTCGTAGACTGCTTTGTCCGGTATGACGTATTCAGGAAAAACTCGCGTTAAAGTCGAAGAAGCCCGGTTTAATAACCGTGCCTTCTTATCGTCATCTGCGCCAGTCCAATCCTCTATATCTACTAACATCGTATTGATGTATTCGTTTGCGCCTTCCACTGTAGCTGCCAATCGCCCCACCTCCTGTTATTTTGCGGAGGACTTACGGGCGGGCTTTTTAGCTGTCGCCGGCTTCGGTTTATCCTCCGATTTTATACAAGTAACCCACTTCGGGCACAAACCGTCTAGTAGCTCGATCTCGTCCGGGTCGTCGGTCTCGTACGTTCCGTTGTGGTCAAATACAATCTTTTGAGAACTTCCGATCATATAAAAAGGTGTCGCTTTATAAAGTGCCATTAACTAGACCCCTTTCCCTCTAACGCCTCCAAACGACTTCGATAGTCATCTAAAATCGACTTGACTTCCGTATTAAGATTATCGAGAAAAACACTGCCCTTTCCGATGGTTCGAGAGTTTACGGCTCCATCCCCAATATGCCTATTTTTAATTGCGCCATCCTCAATAACTAATGACCCGCCTTCAGAAGATTGAAGGTTTTGGATAATGTCACCCAATTTCAACTCATTCGCAATAGGCATCGACTCGTTCAAACGTTGTTTTTGACTCTCCGTTATCGCCAAATGTATTTCCTCCTTTCAAAAATAAAAGACGGGCAATTAAGCCCGTCGATTAAGATACAGTCGTTGCGATGTTTTCGAGAATCGCAATTTTTTCGTTAGCGTTTTTAACTTTGATACCGTACTCGCCGCGAATCTGTCTTGCAACAAAGTCTGCACCCGGAACACTTGCATCTGTATCGTACACAGAACGTCCAGTTAAAGGATGTAACGAAAGAATGCTGCGGTCGAACAAAGCGATCTTATCTTTCGGGAAGTTAGGGTCAACAATGACCGTAGCGACTCCGCCGCCAACCATGTCCGAAACAAACGTGCTGATTCTGTGGCCAGTAGCTGCGTCTGTACGTTCAGTTCTGATAGTGTCTGTCGCCATTTTGGAAATCTGACGAGCACCCGCTGTATTCGTTAAGATTGTATTCACAGAACCGCCTCGAAGATAAACTTGCTCCATCAATGCGTTAATATCTTTAGCTTCTACTTCTTTTCCTTCTAAGTTCGCTTTTGCTGACCCTTTAAGGTTAGCGAAGTTTAAAAGGCCGCCTGTCATACGTGGCTTACCGTCAATTCTACGTCCATAAATCAACCAGTCGTTGAACTCGCGCGCCATTTCTTTCAGTCTTAGTTGCACTTGGTAGTTGAGTTCGTCAGTTACATTGTGCGTTCTAACAGCTTGTTGTGTGTTTGATACAGCCGCATATCGTTCGATGATTTGCGTGAAGTTGTAATCAACGTATCGATCGTGCCCCTCGTCCATACCAACGCCTGCCCCTTCATTTTGCGGACGTGAAACAATTCGTAATTCAGAGCCAGCTTTTAACGTTTCCTGAGTAGTGCCGTCGAATCCTCGAATAACTGTCAGCACATCGCCTGAAACGTCGGTAACTTTAAGATATTCCTCCCCGACAACAACGATAGCGTCTTTACGGAACTTAGATCCGTCATCTTCTGCGACAGTAATCTTTCCGTCTGCCCCTACTTCTTTAATCGTTGCTAAGTTCGAGTTTAAACGATCTGACATCCACTCGAATTTAGTTTGGTAGAGAGCTTCGCCATTTAGCCCTACAAGCCCTAAAAGAGTCGGCTCGTCTTGGAGAATTAGCTCAATCCCCGCATCCAACTGACGTACTTGATCCTTAAAATCATAACTCTTTAACATTTAGTTTCCCCCTAGTTATTTAGTAGACTTTTTAATTTGTTAGAAATCTCAACAACCTTTGAAAAGTTTTTTTCCTTTTTCGCAGTAGTTAGCTGAGATTCTAAAGTCTTGATTTCCCCGCCTGATTCTCCGCCTCCATTTGTAGGTTGACCTATTGGCTTACTATTTTGAGTGGATTTAATCAGGTAAGGTTTATTGTCAACGATCTCCCTCACAACGCCCTCGATTCCGTGCACTTTGCCCTCCTCGACCTTAACTTCCGATAAGTCTGCGAGACGTAATGCGTCGTCAACATAGGCGATGCCGTGAGCCGTAGCAATCTTAATAAACTCGTTCGTAATTTTGTTTTGTTCGTCCGCTTTTTTAAGATCCTCGATCTGCTGCGTAAGTGATTGTTCAACTTCCGACTTTGCTTCGAGTTCCTTTTTGATGCGGTCGAGTTCCGTTAGTTCTGCATCTGCCCTTTCTTGCTCCGCTTTCTCATACACGCTTAGCTTCTCTTTTAGCTCGCCGTAATCTGCGTACTTAGATTCCGTACGGCTAACGCGTTTGGTAATAATTGAGTCTAGTTCTTCCTGCGTGAGTTCGATCTTCTTCGACTGATCATCGCTTGGTTGCGTTGGCGTTTGCTCTTCCACCTGACCTCCGCCTGCTTGATCATCTGCGTCAAATAACGGCATAAATCGTTTTACAAACATATCGTCCTCCAACCGTTTTAAGGCCGTCGCCTATTAGATAAAACAGCCGTTTAGTTTAACGTCTTAACGTTCGGACAATAAATCTTCGCTTCTAATCGGCGAATATACGTGCTTGCAACGCGGATGAAATATCTCGCCCGTCGCCTGCAATTCGTCGTAGGTTAAATAAGGACCCGGCGCATCTATCGTAAGTTTCATGATCTCGCCTTCGTGGAAACGGCAGTAATCCGTAGCCCCGTGCGATGATATTTGCGCATACAAAACGCCACGACTAACGGCTTCGTTGCTCGTTGCTTCGCGGTATGTCTGCATCATTTTCGTTCGAGTCACCATGTCGGCATATACTTCCGGCTTCCAGCGACGCCCTTTTGCATCGACTATGCCGGTAACGACCGATTCTTTGAGTCGCTTTTTAATATCGTCTCTTATCGTTCGGCGGCCGTTTATGCCCGACGCCATGTTGTACTTGATAGAATCGGAAACGGCTCGGCGAACCGCGGCTTTTGTTTTCCGGTCTACATTCTGAGTGACCGCTAAAAGGTCCGCTTGTGTATCCGCAATAGCAGCCGCGACCATTGCTTCGTTTAGCTCGTTGAATTTTACGATAAGAGCCGCCTGTTCAACCGAATCCGCAACCTTAAGCGATACAAGCGTATTTATAACGCCTTCTCGCGCCGCAATAGGTACGTTCTCACTAACCCACCGCGCCGATTTCGTATCAAGGTCCGATAAAATACCGCTGATTGACTGAAGCGTAGCAAGCGCATTTGCTCGTCGGAAATCAGAAATATCAACGCGGTCAAGCTCGGCTAGAATATCTTTGATGGCGGTTCGGTAATAGCCGGCAAGTTGTTTCGTTTGGTAGTCGTAGTTAGGTGCCGGTACTTTCGCCATTACTCAACGTCCTCGGGTTCCGGCGGCTGCGCTTCCGGTTCGTTAAAGATCGACGCATCTACGAACCCATTTGCGGATGTTTCGTCTTCTTCAATGCGGCGCATGATTTCGTCAGCCTTTTCATCATCAACGTCGTCCATCGCCTTGATTGCGCTCCTTACATCGAGTGTAGGCTTACCTGACGTTCTGATCTGCATGATCTCCGCCCACTCTTTCTCGTTCTGCGGAATTCCATCGTTCCAAATTGCACGCGGATAAACAGCTGCGTCAACCTTGATCCGTTTGACCGCCTTCTCTAATAACATGCACGTCCACAGCGCATCTCGGATCGCCCTATCATAGTGCGCTCTTATTCGTTTCACCTTCGAAAGAATCGGCATAAAGCGCGCTTTGATTGCGGCGCCGTCCGTATGAGACGTTCCGGTTCCTCCGGAGTTATCTCCCGACATTACAGTCCCAAAAAGCCACTGCGGTGTTTCTGATTGCATAAATACGGTACTCAGAAGGACATCTAGTTCTTTAAAAGCCGCATCCAACTGCGCTTGCCATACCATATATCCAGGTGTCGGGTCGTCTTTTGTTACCGTAATGTAAGCTCCTCCGAGTTGAACCGTGTTTCCTTCATCTTGAATCTCCGGACCGTACGCTGTAGGGTCGCTGTGTTTCCACAGAATGTAGTCGATCTGAACCAACCGGTCATTGATCGCAGCAAATACCGTTTCAAGCTTCTCTAAGCCACCGATTCCAAAGAACTCGTCGTCGATAGACTTGTACGGTACGTGAAAGACCGGGATATGCGGCAGATGCGTTTCTTCAATATCTTCTGCGCGACCTGTCGGCAGTTGCTCGCCAATTTTAAATACGGGTACCGGCGTGCCCGTTGAAGTATCAACGCCATTTTCGTTCAAACGATGCCGCGAGTACAGAATATAACCTGGTACGTGTCGTTCAACGTTTAAAAACGGAATCTCCGTCTTCTCCGTTTCGACCCATTCAATCTGCGCAATATTGACCGCCTTTAGCTTCTTGACGTTGCCGGCACTGAACTCCGGAAAGACTGCGCCAGCGCTAACGTGTTCAATGATCGCTTCCATTTCGACATCTGCTGGTACGGGTAGGCCAAGTTCTTCAACTTCCGTAAAGTCTTGACGGTAGCCGTATCGAACCTTAAACCATGAATCGCCTCGAAATCCGTTAGCCGTTGCACTTTCGTGAAGAAGCTGATTAATATCGTTTTCCTCTACGTAGCGATTGAGCGCTTTTTGTTCTTCGCTATCATCGGGCAGTCCGCTCTCAAACTGAACCGGTTCGCCTACGAGAAGATCCGCCGGCTTCGTTACGAGAATGTCGGCAAGATTGATCGCGATATATAGCTTCTTTAATTGCGCAGCTTGTGGCGAGTCTTTGAGAATTTCCGTAGCACGCTCGTAAGAATCCCGTTGCTTCCCTTCAAACAACTTTTTCATACGTCGATATTTCGCTAGACGCTCGATTGAGTCAGGCGGAGGAAACTGCGCGCCGGGTCGGATGATACTGTACGTCTTAGTATGCGATCCGTCGTCGGGTTCGTGGTTGCGGTGCTTAAATAAGTCCGTAAAACCCATCGCTTAGTCCTCCTTTAGAAGTGCGTCTAACTTATCCGCTTCATTTTGAATATCATCGACTGACTCGTCGGTTGTTGTGTTGTCGGTAATAATTTGCTTTTCGGTAAGCAGTCCGTATCGTTTCATAAATAAGTCAATCGCTTTAACGGATGGTTGCGGCCCCTTGATCAGCTTCATTAATTGACCGTACACTTCCGATCTGTGACTCGAAAGCATATCGTCTGCTAACAAATTCATGTATTCAATGAACGTTGAATCTTGCGTTCGCCATCGGTACAACCCCATACGCGACATTCCTAGTTCTTCTGCGAGTTGCTCCTGCGTTTTCTTCTCGCCGCCTTCCGGCATTATTTCATTCAAAGCGCATGCCTGGGCGGCTTTTCTCTTCTCAAAAGACAGTTGCGCCTCTAACTGTTTAATTCTCGACATTTAACGTCCTCCTTTCGCTACATATACTTCGGCTTCGCTTTAATCACCGTTTTAGCTCGTTTACTGACACTCACTGCCATCTCTAATGCATCCGGTAGGTCATCGTGCCAATTTGATCCATACCGTTCAAACTGCTCGAGTAAAAGCTTTTGACTGCGATGAAATTCGATCTCGCCTTTTTCGATCTGCGGCATTAGGGCTTCTATACGAAGTTCTTTTCGCGATCGTTGATTTATTTTTGTGACTCGCGATCCCGCCGGATAACCTTGTATGACTAACTCGCGTTTTAGTGTATCGACGAAAAATTCCTGAGCCATCTGCGACTCCGCCGCAATTCGATCCGGTTGGTATTCCACGACCTTCTCGACAATTTTTCGTAAAAACTTATCGGGATGAATACGTTCTCCGTATGCGTCAATGACATATATCTTTCCAGTCTTTTTATGCTTCGCTATCGTCACAATCGCTGAGAAGTCGCCACGTTCTTTACCCATCGCAAAATCTACGCCCATATAAACCGCATATTCTTTGTGATCCATTGTGAAGTCATCCCAATACGAAAAAGAATCCGGCTTAAATAACTGCGATTCCTCATCGATTGGGTTATTCATAAACTCCGTGTTGAATGCTTTTGTTTTAATATTAGCCTTTTCTATTAATAGAGCTGGCAAAGGGAAACGATCGGGCCACAAAACCTCTGCGCCTTCGTCCATTTCCTCCTTATTTTCTTCATAAAAACGAAGTGCCGCCCTTGCATTTGGTGTAGACATCGAGTCTTCCGATTCTGCCTGCATCAGCTCTTCGATTTCTTCATCGCTAGGTACGTAATTCTCATAAATGCGCTCGAATTCCGCCCACAAATCGGCTCGCTTTGGCGGCTTAATGATTGCGGGGAAGCTATTCTTGATGAAATCACGACGTTCGTTCAATACGTAGTTCAGCAAAGAGTCAAAGTGTACAAGTGTTCCCATGAAAATGAACGCTGTTTTCGTAGGATCACCCGCAGGCATAAGGTCTTGGTTAAGCCAATCCTTCGCTTTTTGGCGCAGTTCAGGTGTGTTAGTGGAGTCTAGCGATTCCAAGTCGTCCAGAAGAATTAAATCCGGTCGCTGCGAACCATTACGGAATCCCCGAATCTGAGTTCCGAGCGATGTCGCTTCCATTTTGATTCCGGTCGTAGTAATAAAAGCCGTCTCGGAATCTTTTTCGTTGCGCGTTTTCTGCTCGTATAGAACCTCGCCAAAGTCTTCGCGTAGCTTTTGGTTGTACTTAAGCTGCCCCGCGACCCATTTAATGAACTTGATCGACCCGGCGTTCGTTTCCGAAATAATCAAGATCATGCGTCGCTTTTTATACACGATTTCACGCACCGGATAGGCATTCGATAGATACGCTGACTTTGCGTGTCCCCTCGAAGCCGCCCAAGCGATACGAGCCGTTTTATTCCGGTTAGATACCGAGTCGAGGATCGACGATAACTTGGCGTGGAAATTCGGCGCGTCGTCCATGTCTACTGCGGTCGTCGGTACGAGGTTATCCGGATTACCTGGGTTCCTCGCTTCTGAAAAATACTCGTAGAAGAAATAGAGCATATCGACCTCGGCGCGATGGACCCGTTTCAGTTTGATTAATTCGTCGCGATCCTTCCGCATAAGATCGACGTGGTAATCCGAGTGTTTTCCGGCTTTGATTATGTCGCGCAGTTTCTTCAACCGCTCCGTGACGGCCTCAATCCGCGCCTGTCTTTCCTCACGTTCTAAAAATTTACCGTTGATAAACGCCAAGTTATCGTCCTCCTTCCGTCTAATTGCCGTTGACTTGACGCATTCGTTATCGTATAATGAATGTAACTTAAAAATAATTAAAGTATATTGGAGTGAAACGTATGGCTAACGAAGTGAACCCGATCAAAAGTAAGCGCGATTTCAATAAATTAAAAAACGCCCTCAAACCGGGGCGCGACCGTCTATTGTTGCAGTTAGGGACGGCTTTTGGGCTGAGAATCTCCGATTTACTTTCGCTTAAGGTCGGTGATCTTCGCGGCCAAACGTCTCTTAAAATAACCGAAGCCAAGCGCAGTAAAAAACGTGTCATTACGTTCTCGGCATCCGTCATAAAGCTCGTCAATGAACTCGAAGGCGCCGACGATGACTTCGTATTTGCAAGTCGCAAGGGCGCAAAGCCAATCAGCCGCGTTCAAGCCTACCGCATTCTAAACGAAGCCGCCGAGCGCGCCGAGATCGCTAAAAAGATAGGAAACATCGGTACCCATACGTTACGTAAGACGTTCGGCTACCGTTTGTACGAAATGAATATCGCAGTCGACCGTATTATGGCGATTCTCGGTCATTCGTCCGAAAAAGATACGTTGAAATATATCGGTATCACGGCCGACGAGATTTCGATTGCATACGAGAGCATCGCGATTTAGGTCGCGGTGCTTTTTTAAACAGAATCGTCTAGGTAAACTCGATCGACATCGTACGGATGTGTCACGACACCATACCCGCCTTTTCTTCGATTATTTGGAGGCTTTTCATAGCCTTTCATCGCCACTTCTAACTCCGCCAACGCTTTCGTCGCGTCTTTTGCTGCGCGCTGAACCGCTTTGAGGCCTTTGATAGCCTCCGAAACATCTACATCTACCTTTACGTTTAAATTACCGACTGATTCGCGTTTGTTTTCCGCCATTCACGTCATCCCCTTTTCGTTTTATTGTTGCGCCTTTAACGCAAGCACAAAAAGACCTCCGGCGCTGACCGGAAGCCTCGTTCTGATTGCGTTTATTTACTGAAAATGTACTTTAATACTTTTAAGGACATTCGTATTTTTCGCCCAAAAGATGCGCTTGACCCTACGCAATAAATTACGTGGTCCTTGATATGAAACGCCGTTTTAGACGACTTATCCGTTTTTAAGTCAAAAGCTACGCTGTCTTTCGTTAAAATCAAGTCGCCGTTTCCTGCGATTTTAACAACGTCGGATTCTCTCGTATCTATAACCATCTAATCGACCTCCTTAAAAATCACACGGAATTACCGCTTTTCACCGACCACCCTTACGAATACCCTAGTCGGTTGCCAAAACGTCTAATTTCGTGCATTTTACGTGTTAAAATCGTTATGCAAGTCCGTACCGTTCCCGCAATACTTTCATATCGGCGGTTATAGTCGCTTTTAGCGCGTCGATTGCCTCCGGTTCTGTCCCGTCCGTAAGCCGTAGTTGCTTCAGCGCTTCTATTTTCGTTCGTAGCGCGCTGTTCGTGATCGCGGTCGGGTAATGCGTACCGCAGACGATGCAATCAAAGTACGTTTCAACGACGCCTTTTCGTACGTCGCGTTCTTTTAATACGATGGCGGTCCGCTGGTTGCATGCGTCGCAAGTGACGAAATTAGGTAGCGTAGTCATGGTCGATCACCTCGAATAGTCACCATCTCGAAGTAGAACACACCAGGATCATCCGGACATAACGGAATATCTTGCGGTTGAATGTCCGAACTTTTCGCAATAAGTCGATAGTTATTCGTTCCCCAAGTAAGTCCGTTTGGGTCTACGAAAGTTTCCTGCTTAATTTCATAGCCGTCTAATTGCGTTAGGTCTTCCGGCTTCTCAACGCCTAGAAAGATACGAACCATTTCGCTAGTTTCTCGCGCTAAATATCTGTTTTCCGCAATACGAATACATCCGTCCATCCTAACGTCCTCCTTCTCGAATAACAAAAAATACGTTTCCATCTTCGTCAGGAAATAACGGGATCTCTTTCGGAAATATATCCGAGGAGCGCGCAACAAGACGCCAGGGACCGTAATCAATCGCCCATCTTAGCGAAGTTTCGACCGATTCACGCCTAAGCTCATACATTCCGAACGAGTGCGGTAGTTCATCGTATAGATATTCTCGCAGGCGGGCGCTTGTACCTTTCGTAAGATAAGCGTTGGCCGAAATTTGAATACATCCTTCAGTATCTAGCGTCATGTGAACGCCTCCCTATTCGTTTATTTATCGTATTAACCCTCTACCTGCTCCGAACATCTTCGGATAGCTACGACCGCGCGAATCGTAGCATGACGTATGTCTACGTACAGGTAGACGATTAACACCCCGAGTTTAAAAAATTGTGCGCAAGTTTTGTTCGTCAGATCGGGCGGTTTTGGCCGGGGCGCTTGGGGGCGGGCGGCTTTCGTTTATTTTTCGCAATTATTATTGAATAACGCATTCATAACGTTGCATAACGAAAGTAACAAAAAGACTTTCTGTTACATTCGCATTGATGACGAACGTTGATGCACCACGGTTGGCTTCCGTTAGTTCAGCGCAATGAAACGAATTAACTTTATGCATCGCACAAACCCCGCCATGCCGCCATCCGTGCGGGCTACCTATGCCGGCCGATATGTATAGGATCGTGCATCAACGGATTGGCTTCGGCTTCTGACCACTCGAGTTTCGGAAGGCCTCGTCCGCTGGCGGCGTCTGCTTGGTGATCGGCATTGTTAACCGGTATACCACCGTCACCCTACCGTCCGTCTTCGTACTATATTATATACACCGCCTGTGCCTACCGTTACATAGCGCCTGTATGACGGTACCCTATTCGTTTGATAAGTCGCTGCCTAACGTCGCCCTGCCGTTATATGTTACGTTCATTTACGTCCTTCTATAACGTATAGCCAACTATGCGTAGGTATTATGGGTATATTCTCCGCAATCCTTAACGTTTATATCTCCGTCCTATTAACGCCGCCCCTTCCGTATGTATTTAAGTACAGCGCCCTCGGCTCCGCCTCGTCCGCAAATATACATTCATTATACATATTGCGTATATGTGAGACGGAGCGTAGCGGAGGATCACTAGGTTTTAGATTTAGAAGATAAGAAGTAATTTCCGACCTCAAAACGCTGTATCCCACGTGGCTCTAAGCGCCAACCCCGTTTTTACATGTACGAATAAAGTCGTACTTTTGGCGATTTTGTACGAATGAAGTCGTATTGATTATCAGTTAATACGATCTAATTGAGAACAGACGCACGTCAACCCGTATTGGCAACGAAACACCACCGTATATTTATACGTATAATCGCATAACAATACGTTCAGTGTGGCGAAAACAGAACACGAAAAAGAGACGCTCGCCTTGAACGTCCCTACTTTTCGTCGCTGACTTCGTCCTCTATTTCGAATAGATCCTCGTACTTCCATCCGCCTGCTTTCATGAGCGCAACGACCTGCCAATCTTCGTGTCGGCCATTCGAATCGAACCTCGAGATAGATCCCTGCGGAACGCCCGACGCTTCCGACAGCCTTGTTTGCGTCCAACCGTCCGCCTTCATTAGTTCCTTCAGACGCGGCCTTACGTTTATGCGCTTGCCCATCCGCACCACCTCCGTATTTATATAAGTAATTATACGATAACGAATATTATTTCGCAATATCCGTTGACATACGTTATCGTATATCGTATAATAAAGGTACAGAAAGGAGGTGCACGAATTGATTGAACTAGCTACAAAAATATCCGTCTTGCTTGCGTCGTGGTTGGCGATCATCAAAACCGCAATGGAAATCACGTCATTACGCAAGAAGGCAAAGAAAAAGCGACGGTCTCCCTCCAAGAAGAAACGTCGCAAGTAAACGGACGGGGCGCTAAGCCCCGGTTCAATCAATTATACCACACATGCGCAAAATTAATACGGTTGATACGTTGCTCATTATCGTCCTGGTCGTTTGGATCGCGTTCACAGATTATAACGCAATGCAGCCGATAGACTGCGCCGCCGTCGTTACGTTAATCATTTTCGGCTTTGCGGTCGCAATAAAAACGCTAATAAAATAAGACGTCGAGCAGCCGTCCCTACCTAGACTATTACGACGCTAATTAGACGGCGCTGACGTACTAAAATCGTGGAGGAATCGTTGAATATGATCGAGTATAACTGTCCGGACTGTTCATTCGCCCGGCTTGACGTAGAAATCGAACCCGCCGCTAAATGTCCGAGCTGTGGCGGCCTTCTAAACATCGAGGAGGAGATCGCCTAATGGACGTAAAATTGACGGCACTGGACGCTTCAAATACGCCAACTGATTCGCTACAGCGCGCAGCCGAACTATTTAAAAGAGAACGCGACGATGCGCCAGCCGGCTTTGACTTCGGATTTAGACTCGCTCTAATCGCGTTCGGATACGATATAACCCTAATAACCCTCGAAGGAGATGACGTATAATGAAACGTTTTATTACAATAACAATCGCGGTGGTACTCATGACGACCGGCTTGACGACGCCGGCCAGCGCGGCCTCGAATTCCATTACGGTAAAGGTTGACGCTCCGTACTATATGCCCGGCGCAAAGTCGGTCGATGTAGTGGCATCGAAAAGCAGCGGAAAACGCATATATTACACGATGTATTTGCAGCAGCTCTATACCGACGGATGGAAAACAAAGCAAACGCAAAGCGGCGAGTTCGTTAAAAGCACGCCCACCAAACGATTTTACATTTCGACAATGATTACGGGGCAATATCGCATTAAACTAAAGGCATACAGCAACGCAGGCAAGACGAAGCATACCGGCACGTACTATTCGAAAAGTTTCGCAGTGACGCGATAAGGAGGACGAAGATATGAAATTCCGCAGATTCTTGTACGGATGGGCACGGTTCTTAGGCGATGTGAACGCGGTGAAGAAAAACGACGTAGGTGGACGCATCATGAGACGCGGCATCGGAAGGGCTTTCGGTAAGTTGTTTAAATAGTCGACAAGATACGTTATAATACGAAGGTTGTGAGGTGAAAGACGTGAATAGACCGCAACCAGGCGATTATGACGTATCTGTCGTTTATGATATTCGCGAGTTACCGGACGTTAAGAGCGGCCGATGCGACAATTGCGATACGTCGAAGTTTAACAGTTCGATCAAAGGCGGAGTTTTCCTCCGTAAGTGTTCCGAATGCGGACTGACTAAACGAATATAGGCACAAAAAAAGACGACTCTAAGACGATCAGAGTAGTGAAAAAATAGTTACTGATACATAGAAATCAAAATCTTAATGGTGATTTTTTACTAATCTGTCATAGATGTATTGCATCTCAAGACTATTTACTCGAAAATGGAAATTGCTTTTCATAATAGTCAAGGAGGATACGTAATATGAAGAAGGTCGTTTTGGGTTTTATTACTCTACTGCTGATGTCGTCTTTGTTCGGGTATAATGTCAATGCTGCAAATAGTGTCAAGAAGGATGATGCTGTGCAGGTTAAAACGATTCAGGATTATAAGGATTACCTATCAGGTATGATCTCTAAAGAAGGGAAAGATAGCGATGCTGTCGAAGTGCTAAAAAAGTTCAATTCCCTTCCGAAAGATAAACAGCAAAAATTCGTAGATATTATGAATGATGAGAAAGCTCTAAAGGAAATAATCGAAACGGACGAACCGACTCTATCAACTAGCGCAAAAACTGAGACTACTGCTTTAAATGGTGACTATAAGATAATTTCAGAAGAAGTAAAAGACGAAAAATCTCAAGTTTCAGTCACTGCCGCAACTGAAAGAAGAGCTGCATGGGCACATACGCATACCATATTAGCGTGCCTCCTCAACGTTAAATAACGCAATCAACGTTTTATCCGGTGCTTTAGATTGTCGATAGAATACGTTAGGATTAAACGTGTATCGTTCCGGCTCACTTCCGACTTTAACGCGTGCAATAACATACTCGCTTCCGAATTTCATCGCTTTCAGACGACGGCCGAGCGTATCAGGCACTACACCTATCGCGGCAGCTAGCCCGGCTCGACTGAACCATCGGATGGCGCGCGGATTAGATTCGTTTGGATTCTCGCAAAGAGCGTTAGTATCGAAATGGATATACGGAAGCATACGATAAATAAGCCCGATGTCGGTCGCTTTGACTTCGCTATAAACTCGTTTAATCTTTGCGCTGTAGATTTTAACAACGTGAGGACTACGGAAGTTACCTTTAAAATGATATCGCTCATTCACGGAGTAGCCGGCGTCATTTTTCCGTATAATATCGTGCTGAATGGCCTCCGCAATGAAATCGTAGAATGTCTGACGTTTCTTCGTAAGCTGGAGTACGTCCATCATATCCGAAGTCCCCATCGGCGTCTTATCATGGCTGGACTTAATTAAAAGACCTCCATAATCAACGTAGCATTGTAGAAGCATCAAATAGCCGCATTGAGCCGTCGTGAGTACGTCATACACCTCGTTAATGTTCGGCATTTCTGCGTTAGTAAATTCGCGCCTATCCTCCATTTTATTTAATTGCTGACGGAATGCTGCGTCTTGATTTCGGTGTCTAAGCGAGTAGATGCCGGATAGGTCTTCGCCTGTGTTAACGTCAATGATACGCGGTTGATTTGGATTCATACATACGCCCCTTTTCGTATTTATCGCAAAACAAAAGACGCCTATTGAGCGTCTGACCTTACCGTTTTGATGCCGGTTGCTATATTTACGGTGAACTGGCCGCTAGTTTTTCCGTTGACAAACGCACTGTATCGTTTCCGCCACTCCTTGTTTCTCGCCTTAGCTACTTTATCAACAAATTTAGATTCGTAGGAAGTTCGTTTTCTACGATTAGGAATTCTATAATTACGTCCATCATCTCCGTACTCTTCAGCAAGTTTGTCGGAAGCCTCAGTTTTAATACGCTCCTCTCGCTGAGATTCACTCATAATCGGGTATTCTTCGCGCGCCATTTTATCAGGATGTGGATTCGTCAGGTCCTCGTATAATACGAGATTCGCCATGCGATCTAGTGCGGTAGTGTCCGGTTTCTCCCCGGCCGTATTAAAATAAGCGTCAGTGAGGTTAGTGATTTCAACGATACGCTGACTTCGAACAAGCTCTCCAGCTTTCGTTCTTTCATATAGAGCCGAAATGGCTTCGTGCAATTCTTCCTTCGTCAATTAGGCGCCCTCCCCGTAAAATTGTAAGAATACCAACGCAACTATCGGCCAGCATGTACCCGTAGTGTAAATCCCGAAGCATATAAGCGCGATTAAACCGATGTTTGTAATTGCTACTGAGAACATATCGAACCCTCCTTCGTTAATTAGCCCGCCCCTTCGCCGTTCCATAACCTTCGCCATGTGACGCCCAATAATAGTAGATGTCGGCGATTTTACTAATAGCCACCGTAATATGCTGAGATATAACATCTTGACGCACACCCAGCTGTTTCCCAGCCTCTACTTGCGTAAAATCTTCGAAGTAGACTAGCCGCAGGGCTTCGTATTGCTTTCCGGTTAAAGCCGCTAGTTCAATGGCGCGGTCTAAGTCGATCAGAATATCGCAGGCGGCCATGTCGCCTAAGAAGCGTCGCTGCCTCAGCGTTGTGTAATCGGCTAGAAGCGCCTTGACACCGTCGGGACCGTCGAGTTTATACTGCGTTTCATACCGTAGATGCTGGTCGGGCTTGTTCGTCGATGCGCCCAATCATACCGCCTCCTTTTCCGCTGCATAATATCGAGATACAATACGATCTTGCCACTCGAAATCAAACGTTGATACAGAGCCGCCATCCCACAACACTTCTTCGCCCGAGCCTAGAGTTAATTCGTTCCACCGCAACGGGCCGTCTGAAAACGTCCTCTTGGCATCCATTAATCCGTCACATGTACCGTTGCCATGCGAAAAGAAAAACGCATCATTTCCTTTTTCGATACCATGCCAGCTTGGTATATGTGGGTATAGGTTTTCTCTCATCAAATTATCGTCGGTGAAATCGGTTAACAGGTCGTCTAGCTGATCTGAACCCGTCACTTCTCCTTTAGGATTCCAACCGATGTCTTTAACGGATGCGAAATACGCCGGCGGCTGCCCTTCTAGGAATTTAGCGTCAAAGTCCGCTATATCTTCGAAGCCGCCTCTTCTAAAATTCGATCCCCATTTCGTCGTGACTGGCGATACCAACTTAGTCCCAGGCGGCGCCTTCCGAATTATTAGAATTTGCGTCGCGACTTTCGTACCTACGTGCTGAAAGGTTTCTGACGGAAGCATGACCGTAGCAATCTGCCAGCATGTTTCGTGCATAAGTTTCCGAAGTTTTTTTGCGTAAGTAGCGTACGCGATGCCCAACGGAAGCACAAATGCGATATAACCGCCGGGCTTCACCGACTTGATTGCTAGTTCTATAAACGCTACCTCAGACTTTCCGCGGTATTTATTCTTAGTTTTAGATACGGACGACCACACTTCGTCTTTAGTCGCTTCAAACTCGACTGAAACGCCATAAGGCGGATTTCCGATAACTAAATCGTAGTAGTCACGTCGATCATGAAGCAGCGCGTCTCCTTCAATTACCTCAGCCGCCGGATAAAGAACCGACGTTACTTTCGCGCTAGTTTTATCTAGTTCTAAGGCGGTAATAGACGCGCTTTTAGGTACGTGCTCTAAAAACACGCCAGCACCCGCTGATGGTTCAAGAACTTTCGGTTTCGGAGGCATTTTCGGCGCTAATACGTCCCACATAAACTTTGAAACGTTGGTAGGCGTAAAAAAGGCGCCGCCACTATACGCATTCGGAATTAGTCCGCCGGACGACGTATAATTATTACGCAAAAAGACTACTTCTTCCGTTGTTATTTCTTCGACAGGTTTCGCAAGTATTTCCATAGATTTGACGTTCCCATCCCAACGTTTTCGATCGGCTTTCCCCATCTATACCGCCCCCTTCGTTTGCTTTTCGTCTGTAAATCGTCTATAATCGTCTTATAAAATAAGCGAGGTGTGTCCGCATGGCATTAGAATGGATTTCCGCAGTTAGTAATACCGCCTACATAACGTTAGATAGTCAGAAGAGAATATACGTTAACGCTGCGGCTAGGGCTTTACTTGGAATACCGCCGAACACTCGGTTTCAACTAGCGATCGGCTACGACGCAGAAGTATCGTGCCTAGTCGTTGCTAAGCCTGAGATGGTAAAGACGGATGTTCAGCCGTTCGAGTTTAATAAAGACGCATATAGTAAGCGTGCTCGACACGTTTTAGAAGGCGCTGGTCTTCAAGACCGCGAACTACCGATACGCTTCTTTTTGATCGGAGATGGCGAAGCGTCTAAGCAGCCGCATCTAGCGTATCCGAAAGGTACCTACGCGTTCTCTTTGAGCTGATCGGCGAGTGCATTTCCGATATACCACGCAACCCGGGAAGCAATACCGTTGCCGACGATTCTATATTGCGCCGATAAAGAGATATCGTCAGGAAGTACGTAGGTATCAGGAACGGATTGTATTCGGAGGCACTCACGGACAGTGAAACGTCGCGGGGATTTACCAGTCTCTTCCGGATGTAAATGGCAAGTAGCTTTCGCCAACACAGACGCAGTAATTGTCAATCCGGGCTCGTTCCTCGACATTCTCCGAAGATAAGTCGTCTGTCCTCCGCCACTATAGTAGGCACCTTTCATAAACGCTCTTTGCTCATCCTCCGAGAGACTGCGCCAGTTACCGCCGTCTGGGATTTTGTGTGCGTAAGGTTTTTCGTCGTTCCGAAGGCCATAGCCGTCGTTATTAACTTCCGGCAGATCCCCTATGACATCCCGCAACACTTTCGTCCTATAGTCGCCTTCTAACGGCTTCGGAAATTCGAAATTGAATCCGAGGTCTTTTCGCGTGCCTACGATAAATACTCGTTCGCGCTTCTGCGCTACGCCGTAATCCCATGCGTTGATTAGTTGCCAAGAAACTTCGTATCCGATTTCGTTGAACTTCGCTAGCAAGCCGTCGAATGTAGAACGGTGGCGTTTCGATAAAAGCCCCTTAACGTTTTCAAATACGAAGGCTTTCGGCTGCTTTTCCGCAATAATATCGAGATAACGCCACACTAATTTACCGCGATCTCCGTCAGCGCCTGCGCCTTTGCCCGCAACCGAGAAGTCTTGGCAAGGTGGGCCTCCGAATATAACGTCTGTATCCGGCAACGAATCGATGTCTACCTCACTAATATCCGCCTGCTCAACGTGATCGCCAAAGTTGTGGCGGTATGCTTTGACTGCGTTTTTATCGAAGTCGAGCGCCTTTACAATATCGAAGCCGGCCGCTTTGAATCCGACTGCTCCGAGACCGCCTCCGCAGAATAATTCAAGTACGGTAAGCCCATTCGCCGCTTGTTGCGGTGTTAAGTTAAATCCCGTCATCTAACGTCCTCCTTCGCCATAATTTCGTCCAGCCGCTCATATAGATCGGCAAGTGTGCCGTCATTTGCGACTTCGTAATCGACTTCGAATCCATCGAGCGCCGTTTCTGTCGGATGGTTTAAGTCAGCCGGCTTGAATTTGTCGCCGCGCCGTTTGGCACGCTCGATACGTAGTTCATCCGGTGCATTAATACGGAGTACCTTAAAACCTTCCGCCTGGGCTCGTTCATACTCCGCAGGCTTCCGAATGTCCGTGATCAATATGCGGCTATCTCGGCAGCATCGCAGTTTCTCGTGCGCTTTTATGCGGCGGAACAAATAATCGACCCATACGTTGCTTGCGCCAGGTACGTCTAATTCGGTAATTCCGTTAATGAAATCACGCATAGGCTGGCGTTGTTTTTCGTCGCCGTCTAATTCCGGAAACAGTTCGCCAAACACCGACTTACCTTTTGCGGAAAATGTGAACGGAAAGAATTCGTACATGGCTACGAGATACTTGACGGCTTCGTCTTTGCCGGAGCCTAGCTTACCCGTGATTGCGAGTTTCATAGGCCGGCCTTCTTTAAGCCGATAAGTAACTCCGCAATGAATAAGCCGTTTAGTTCAGTTTTGCCGCCGATGTCAGCCGTTAAAGTTGCGATCTGTTCGCCGAGGCGGATATTGTCTTCGTGGAGGGCGTTGATTTCCGCTTGCATACGTTCAAGCTCCGTTTCATACTTTTCTTCTAATACCGAGACAACCGACTTTAATTCGCTTAATCCGTTGCGTAGATTCGGGATGTGCCCCGGCCCCATTTCGTTCCATCCGAGGGCTTGCTCGAATTGCTCGTTTTTCCGTTTTAATTCCGCTACCTCTGCGCCTAGATTGGCAAGGACGGTGATGACGTCGGATTCTTTCGGTTCGGTATCGTCTTGAACCGGAGTGAGGACGTAATAATAGCCGTGAGATAATCCTTCAATAATATCTCCGTCAAAATCTTCGTAGGCACGAACCTCTATTTCGCTAACGCCAACCATAGTAGCTTCGGTAACAATACCGTTTGTCTCCCCGCTCTCTTTATTTACGTGAATTACCCGTTCGCCAACTTCCGCCTTACGATCTTCTAAACGATAGCGTTCGCCGTCTATGAGAACGATGTCGGTCGGTTCGAGTACGTGGTATTTTTCGTGGTTAATAAACCAACGTTCGTTATCATAATTACTTTCAAATTTCGCCCTAACATCGTCGCTGCCTACGTCATGGACGTCGCCATACTCCCCCTCGACGAAATATCCACCACCGTCTACTAGCGTATAAATCTTCTCGCCTACTTCCGCGTTCCTATTCACCGCAACATATTCGCGGTCAACGCCGAGTTTTTCGTCCTTTAATACGTGTATGGTGCGCTTTTCTTCCGGCATTAGAACGCCTCCTCTTCAAGATATTTCAACGGGTTGTATCCGGACCAAGTCATTCCGAGAACTGCTGTAACTTTCGCAATAGTTCTCGGATCTAAGTCGACTTTCTCAACATCGTCTTCTTCAACAACGCCAAAAATCTCGCTATGCTTCCCGTTAACCTCGCCGAAATATAATTCCTCCCCGATCAGGTTAGCGACTGCTTCTTCCGTTGCGACGAATAAACCTTCGATGCTTCCGTAATCCATATGCCATGCGAAATTCCAAAGACAATAATCGTTCATCACTACGCCTCCCTATTTCGTTATAATTTCCGCCTTTAGCCGCTGCCGTCCGAAGTTCCGCGCCTCAGCCACGCCCGCAACGTATAGATCGATATGTCCTTCCGTAATTGCGCCGCCTCGATCCTCGCAAGTCCTAACGCCGATGCCCTCGATGTTCAGCCGAGTCCCGAACGCCATTGAAGGCGGACAGGCGATCGTATGGCCGGTCTTGGTGCGTGCGCCGCTTGCCGTTACACCGTAGTCAGGGTCGCCAGTTGATTTTCCGGTAGACTCGGCGTCGTTCGTGTACGCGGTCACTTCGTAGGTTTTGGACGGCGGGCGCTTCGGCTTGGCTTGCGCTGGCTTCTTGACCGCCGGTTTCTTAGCCTTCGTCGATTTAAGCGTCTTGACTTCGTCCTCTAACGTCTTGATGCGTTGTTTGGCTCGTTGTAAAGCCGCTTGATCGGCCGTTAATATAGGCGCCGCCTTTTCGGTCGGTTGCTGCGTACATAATAATCCGCACGCGAGCGTCATGGTCGTCATTATACCGATGCAGACACCCCCTCGAAGAATTGCGCAGTCCACGGCTCGACTTCGGTTACTTCTTGGCGTAAAGACTCGGCTAGGTCGGCAATTTCCGCCTGAGCGCCGTTTCCTTTCCGTCTCTTAGCGTAGAAGTCTAGTAGAGCGCGTAGGTTGACGGTCATTACGAGATTAGTAGACGCGGCTTGCGGTAGGACGGCGCGTGCATCTTCTGCCGGAACTCCTGCCTTACGCAAAAGATCGTAGGACTCTTGAGCGTGTTTCATTGCGTCATCAAAAATATCATCCGCAGTTAGATCGTAATCAGCGCTCTCTACTGCGGTCTTATCTCCCGTAACACTTTCTGGCACGACATAATCGAATCCGCCCGATCTATCTCCGCTACCCATCCGTACATATCGCTGTGATTGGACGCTGAAGCTAAAGCCGGCTCGGTGCCGTGTTAATTGCGCTAATAGGGCGCGGCTTACGCCTTCGATCGCAAAGGTGAACGTTAGGTGCTCCAAGGTCGACGTATGCTTCGATGCGACGATCTGCCGGAATAGTCGGTCGGCATCCGTACCTGTGCCGCCATCTGATGCGCTAGAGCCGAAATACTTGGCGCCTTCTTTGGCTACGATTTCAGACGGCTTGTTCGGGGAATAGCACGTTCTGATTGCGGATAGTGCGACCGCTTGGCCGTCGGTTGCTCCATTACGGAAAAGTTCACCTACGTCAGTTAGTTCGGTTTCCGATTCGTTAAGACCGAAACTTTTCGCAAACTTCTCCGTAATCATCGTATGTGCGAGTAGCTGTACGTTCATTTTGGTTTCCACCATTTAGCCGCCCCTCCTTGCGTTCTGCTCTATTTCTTCGTAGTCAAATTCGCTCGGTGCGCCCAAGAAATAACATACGGATGCTAACGCTTCTACTTGGACACCGCCTACGCCTCGTAATTTAAGCGTTTGGTACATTTCTTCATTCGTCGAATATCCTTCGAAAAACCACAGCTTTCTATCGTAAACAAATAACGACCCATATTCGAATCCCATAAATTACGCCTCCTTCACTATTTCGCGCATCTTCTCAACCGTCGTTACTCGGAAAGTTACGTCATCTTTTCCGTACATTTCGCAATCGACGACCCAATCACGGAATAGATCGTTCATATAGGCAAGATCGCCTGTTCCGTAAAGTTTTCCGTTTAAGAAGCAGGCGTATATTTGCGTCATTACAATCGCTCCTTGCCCGCTGGTTCGTCAAAATACTCCGGATGCGCCTTTCCGACTCCGCTACTTCCTCGGCCATCAGTAACGGGTGCCCGATTAGGTCGGAGAGGTCTCCGCAAATATCGTTTATATGAACGTCTTCGCAACAATTCTGATAATGATACATCCGATACTCTTTTCCGCACTCTGTAACGAAAAATAATACGTCGTCTCCCTGCTGCGTGACCTCAACGAGAGTCTTACCGAGCAATTCGGATACTTCTGCGTCTACAGCGCCCATCTATTCGACCTCCTTTTGGAAACTTGCACCGGCTAGAATTCCGGCAAACAACGTAAGAAGAACGAGGATAGATTCGATGATTGACGGTTTAGCTATGTCTAGATACTGCGCGAATAATACTATGACAGCTATCGAAGTTTGTGCCTTCATCTACTCGCCCTCCGAACTTATTTCAACGGTGTCTTCCGTTACTTCGAAATCATCGCGATCTTCGCCCGTTTCTATCTCACTTACGTAATGTTCGCTCCACGCCTTGCGTTCAGCCTCGTCCGCATCATTTGCGTTAACAATTCGTTCAACGTATTTTGTTACCATATAGTAGCCGGTTACTTTGTATGTTTTCACCTACTCGACCTCCTCCGCCTTCTTACCGTCTTCATCCGTCATTGTTGCTACGTATAGTAGAAACGGCGCTGCCGCCGCCACGAACCACCAAAAACCCGCTGCATGTGCGTACCAAAAGGCCGGCACGATTGACGACGCAATTAAAGCGCCTCGGTTAATCGTCTGTCTCATATGATCAGCTCCTTTGCGATGTATCTACTGGATAATACCCGTGGCTTTTTGAAACCGCGCAGTGTAAGCCAAATTTATTTTCGCTTTCATAAGTAACTGCGAATAAACTTTTCGGATTGGACATTAATCTGCGGGAAAATAAAAATCCTCATCTTTAAGCGCTTCGACCGTCGCTTTTTTGTAGCCGTTCCCTTGCATGCTAAAGAAGTCATGCGCCTTCGTCTTCGTACTCAGTCCGTTAATCACAATCGGATTGACCGGCTCATCCGGAAAATGCGCATCAAAGCCGAGGTTCATTAGCGCCTTATTCGCGTTGTATCGAACAAACGCCTTAACGTCGTGTGCCAAGCCAACCGCACCGTACACATCATCCGTATATGCGACTTCATTCTCGTAAAGCTCCGCTAATAAACCGACCGCCCATTCGTGTAGCGCCGCCTTCGTAGCGTCCGGTTGACGGTTGTAAATTTCCTGCGCCAACAGTCCGACGTAGACGCCGTGGATCGCTTCATCACGAATAATGAGGTTAATTATCTCACCGCTCTGCATCACGCGCCCCTGCCCGTAGAAATACAACGGATAATAAAAGCCGCTGTAGAATAGGAAACTTTCGAGATACACGGAGGCAACCATCGCTTTATATAACGAAATATCATCGCCTGCCTTGATATCGCGATAAAGGTCGGTGATCAGCTTCGCTTTGCGCTGCAAGTACCGATTCTCTTTAACCCACTCGAAGACGGCCGTTATGGTCTCTGAAGGCGCAAGCGTTAGAAAGATATTCGAATAGGACTTCGCATGGACTGCGTTCTCCATCATCGCCATGAAATTAAGGACGGCCTTGCGTTGGTGACCATCTACGTGCGCCATGATGGCTGGCATGCCGGTGTTTCCTTGTTCCGTATCTAATAAGTCCAAGCCGGCGAGCACTTTCATGTACGTATCGCGTTCGGCTGGCTTCAGTTCGTGCCACGCGAGCAGGTCGCCATTAAGCGAAATCTCCTCCGGTAGCCAAAACTGCTTGACGTTCTGATCGTAGAACATTTGCGTGAATCCGTCGTCTTGTTGCGACCAGTTTGCCGCTGTGAATGTCGTCAATTATTCGTCCTCCTTTTCGTTTAAACCGCGCAACTTAAACAGCCTTCCTGACCCGTATCCTTCGTCCGTGCATAATACAGCGTCTTGATCCCCTTGTGATGCGCGTATAAGTCAATCCGATTCAGATCACGCGTTGTCATCGTATCTTTCAGGAATAGTGTAAAGCTGATACCTTGGTCGACGTGCTGCTGGATCGTTGCGATCATATCGACGACCTTAAACATATCCATGTCGTACGCTTCCTTATAGAAGAACCAGTTTTGCGGCGATAGACCCGGCATTGGATAGTACGTCTTCGAGTTTCCGTAAGTCCGTTCCTCAATGCGTTCCATAATCGGCATGACCGAAGCCGTCGCCGACTGCACATACGAAATTGATCCGTTAGGCGCAATCGCGAGTCTATAGGCGTGGTAGAGGCCGTACTTAATTACGTTGCCCCTCAGATTAGCCCAATCAACAACGGTAGGTATTCGAATATTCTCGAATAAGCCGGAAACCTTCGCCGTATTAGGCACGCAATCAACAAAAGAATCGTCTAACATATCAATGTACTTCTCGAAATACTCTCCGCTTGCATACGTTGACCCTTCGTAGCCCTCAAACGTCGTACCTGTTTCCTGCGCCAATTCATTCGAGCGCACCAACGTCCAATAGTTAACCGTCGCGAAAAATACGTTAGCAAAGTCACGCGCTTCTTCCGATTCATATGCGATGCCATTTTGCGCTAGATAGCCGTGTAAGTTCATCGCGCCGAGTCCGATAGAACGCATCTCGCGGTTAGCCTTTGCGACGGCTGGCGCATTTTTGATATTCGTAGATTCTGAGACAACCGTAAGCGCATCAACGGCTAACTTGACGGCATTTTCGATCGAGCCGCCCGCCATTACATTCGCGATATTAAGAGAGCCGAGGTTGCACGAAATGTCTAAGCCGATGTTATCCGGTTCGTCATAGTCGGTGTATTCCGAGACGGTCGACGCCTGAAGCACCTCCGAACATAGATTCGAGAATTTAACGCGGCTGATATGATTTAGCGCATGTTCTCGGTTAACGTTGTCTTGAAACATCATGTACGGATAGCCCGACTCGGAACGCAGCACCGCCATCTTTTCGAGTAGCTGACGTGGGTTAATCCGTTCTTTACGTACCGCCGGATTATTAACGAGTTCATCGTACATAGCGCCAATGTCCATTTCGTCTAAATGCGTGCCGTACGCCTTATAGACCGTGTGCGGATAGAAAATGTAAGCCGGACGATCTTCTCGCGCCAGTTCGATAAATTTATCCGGTACGACTACACCGATCGATAACGTTTTGACTCGGACGTCTTCATCAGCCGAGATTTTTTTCGTGTCTAGGAAGTCGTGTATATCCGCGTGAAATACGTTTAGATACGCCGCGCCCGCTCCCTGCCGCTGGCCCATTTGATCCGCATATCGGAACGCATTATCGAGCAGTTTCATGACGCCGACCACGCCCTTTGTCGCTCCGGCAACGTCCTTGATTGCCTCACCTTTTGCGCGAATCTTCGATAAGTTAAGCGACACACCTCCGCCTGACTTCGATAGTTGCATCGAAATGTCGATCGCACGTGAGATATCGTTCAGCGAGTCGTTAACTTCGAGCAGAAAACACGACACCATTTCGCCTCTACGCTTGCGCCCCGCATTCAAGAACGTCGGCGTCGCCGGTTGGTACTCTTGGCGGATCATTAATTTCGCAAACTCGATCGCCTTGGCCCCGTCACCTTTTCCGAAATACAGCGCACAACAGGCGATGCGGTCTTCGTAGCGTTCGAGAATCTTCTTGCGATCATTCGTCTTCAGCGCGTAGTCGTTATAGAATTTGAATGCGCTCATAAACGAAGGAAATCGGAACTTTGCGGCATAAGCCGTTTTATAGACCGCCTTGATTTCCTCGAAAGTATAGGCGTCTAGAAACTCTGTTTCGTAGTAATCGTTGTCGCGCAGATAGTCGAGCTTCTCGCGTAGGTCGTGGAAAAATACGGTGTTTTGATTTACGTAGTCTATAAAATAAGCACGGACGGCTTCTTCGTCTTTCTCGAATTGAAACCGCCCGTCTTTTTGAATCATAATTTCGTTATTTAACTCGATGTGTCGCTTCAAAGCGCCTTCACCCTTTCCGTAAATAATCGTACGTCCTCTTCCGTCCCTGCTAATTCGAACTTGGCGATCACCGGCACGTCATAAAGCGCCGCAATGACGTCAGCAGCCGCACCAAACCCGTCTCCCCATGCGCGGTTTCCTGACGCAGCCACTCCGACCATTAGATCGCCGTTATCCTTAAGCCATTCGCTTACCGTTGCGGGCGGCTGACCGAAGTCGTAAGTCGGCGTTACGAGAACGAACGGTTCCTCAACGACATCGCCCGTCTTGATTTCGCGTGCCTGGCCGCCTAAGTCGGTCTTGGCGATGAACCGCCGCACGTTTCCCGTCAGCGAGTAAAAATAAACGATCATAAATGCGCCCCTAATATTAATGCGATGGCAATGATGAGTAGCGCGATACACGTAAATTTAGTCGCGATGCCGAAGATTGAATCGGTCGGTATACTCCACGAAAGCATTATCGGAAGTAGGAGATAGCCCATCGCAATGTAATTGATCATCCGCGTTCACCCTTTCTTCCTAATATCGTCTAGGCTTCGTCCTAACTTATTTAACTGCCGATCAACCTCCGCGCTGCCTTCTTCGCCAAAGTAAGCCGGGTCTGCTCCGAGAACTTTCGACGCCTCTTCCATCGCCTTCGCAAAAATAGAGTCGTTAATATCAGTCATCCGCGCTCACCTCTCCGTTCAATTTCCGATTCTAATTCCGCAATTCGGGCCGCCGTCCGATCACGTTCGATTTCCGTCTCGGTACGCTTTAGTTCTAGCCGCATGAGTGCGTAGTTGTGGTCGCCTAAGTCCGATTCGAGCCGCCGTTTCATGTCGAGTAAATTAGCGATTGGCGCAACGAATATATCACCGTATTCCATCGTTATTTACCTCCGATCGTGTCGAGGATTTCTTTGATTGCGTAGTATTCCGGATTGATGACCGCTTTGATTCCGCTTGCCATTAAGAAATATGAAATTATCACCGGCAGCGCGACCAGTAGAGCGATCGAACCGAATACAGCGACCCACTCTACGTCCCAATAATCTAAATCGCTATTTTTTATACTACGGGATATAACAACGGAAACTACTACCGCGACTGCGATTAGCATTAGTCCTCCGCCAATCTTAGCAACACCGTTCGCTACCGCCTGCTTAACGAGAACCCCGTAAACATGTTCCGCCGCCACTCCGAGCTTTGCGGCTAATTTGTCGATGTAAGCCATCGCTTTATCCATTTGCGCCCGCCTCCTTCGTTGCGTTCTCTAGCGCACGTCTTACAGCCAATCCGTTAAGCACATGCGTAAAGTCAATCGCATTCTTCTGTTCGCCTGTATAGTGATTGAACATGACCCCGAGAGCCGCGGTTGCAGCTGTAAAGAATTCAGTTAAATCCACGTTTTCTAATTCCGCAATAAAATGCTCGGACTCTTCGTGAAAAACTTCCTCTAATGCGCCTGCAATTTTGATTGCGTATTCGTCGTGCTTATCCATCCGAATCACTCCATATCGATTTTATAGTCGGTCGTAATCGTGTCTTCCGGTAAGTAAAATTCGTACGTGTTTAAACCGGTGCTCTTGCCGTAGAAGAATCGTGCAATAGCCGATTTATACTGGACGTCATAAGTGAGAACGTAAGGTTTTTCGTATGACCCTTCGCGAATCTTAGAAGCTCCAATTACCGCTTTATCAATCGACTTAAATCCGTCCTTCTCCACTACGTAGTAAAAATACGGCACCTCTTGCGCTGTTCCCGATCCTAAGATGAATCTACCGGATGTTTCGGACGTATCTTTCAACGAATAGACTTCCGTTTTAACTGGATCAACCGCGTGAATTTCCACATGATTAGCCGGAATATATGCGATTAACGAAACTAGTACCCCAACTAACAAACCCAAGCCCGCGGACATCAGGTAGTCTATAGAATCAACATAAGGATAACCCGCCCAGCGAATTAGTCCCCGCGCGGCAACTAGCGTTGTTACAACAAACGTAATAATTAAACCTGCGCCCATCTATTTCGCCCCTTTCGGTTTTTCAATCACGCCTTCATCGATCAGCCACGCAAGCCCAATCGCAGCCGCATCCGATTCATCAAAGTTTGCGAAGGCGCCGTCATAGCTAGTCAGCCGTCTTACCCCCGCCTCTACTTCGTCTTTTTCTGCGCTACCTGATCCGGCGACCAACGACTTGACCCGCGTCGCCGAGATACCGAGGTCTTCCGTCTTCTTGCCCGGCTTCTTGTATTTATCGAATGTTAGCCCGAAGCGCGACGTCGCTCGTTCGCACGCATTCCATGCGCTGAGTACCGGATAGTTCGACCGCGACGTCTTGCCGGCAAAGTCTTCGCGAACCACGTAATCAAAGCCGGCGGCGTTTACGTGTTTATCGAGAAACATCATCGCCCATCCTTCGATGACCTCGGCGCGGTGCGCATGCGATCGGCTCGTATTCGGCTTGACGTGGCTTAGCGCCTTGATGGTCGGCTTACCTTTGCGTACCTCTATGATCGCGACGCCCGGACACGTCATCGAGGTGTCGAACGCAAGGCATCGGATAGGCTTGGCGGCGGTCATCGCATCTCCTTGTATGCAACAGCTAAAACAGGGCCCTCGTTTGTCAACATGTGCGGATACTTAATGTCGACCGCTAAACCTTCAGCATTACATTCGTCAATAAAATCTTGCAACAAGTCATTAAAATGATTACCGCCCCATCCTTCAATAACTTTCGCCTTAACTACCGATTTCATCAAACCGCCTCCTTCGCGAACCCGTAAACTGTATTTTGGGTTTGCACGATTAAACTGTTACTCGCCCTCCAGTCGGAGTTGTATGCGACTATTTCGGTAGTGATAAGGTGTGTGTCTACGTCTGGAAAATCGACTACTAGACGTTCCCCCAAACGAACGATTCCGATACGGCATAATTCACCCGTAAGGCTTTTCTTCCACTCCGCCACCTCTTTGTTTTTTATACTTCGAACTCGGATAAGTTTAAACGACATCAAACCGCCTCCCCTTCTCGTACTCTCTCGATAAATGCGAGCGCATCTATGATTCTTTGCTTCTTCCAATCCGGAAGTCTAGTACGCATCATCCGACTTTTAAGATCGTATAGGTCCGCCAGTTCTCCGTCCGTTAAATTCTTAGCTGTAGATCGTTTGTATTCATAGAACGCCCATTCGAATAAATCTAACGATGGTGCTTCGCTCAACCTGACGGCTCTAGTTACGCGCTCGAATTTTTCAAATATCCTAGTACGATCCTCATCGCGAATCTCGATCCCAAACACTTTATTACGGTTAATTTCCTTATCCCATTTCACGCCGTATGTTAAGTGGTAAATGACGATGTAGTAATCGAGTCCGTACATTTCCGAGTAACAAATCGACTGCTCAACGTGCTCCTTCTTCGGCTCTACGACTTTCTTAAAATCCACGTAGCTTTTTTGAAACGACTTAACCTCTAACCCTACGCGATATTCCTGACCGTCATCTGCGGTATAGATCAAAATGCCGTCGGGAAGTCCGTGGATTGCGAACTTTTCTTCGCCGGAAGTCACTTCGTGCATTGTCTTTTTGAAATGCTCAAACGCTGGCTCGTTTCGCTCCGTCCGTTCAAATCTAAATCTCGGCTTAGTACCCGTAAGTCTCTCAAAATGACGTTCTATTAGTAGAACTTCACGTTGAATGTAGTCGCCTACTTGCGAACCAAGTCCGGTCCAATCTCGCTGATTAGGCGTTGGTGTCTGTGGATCACGCACTGACTTGCGCGCTTTTTCGTATAGTTCTCTTTCCGTTTTGCTCGCGCTGCTGGGCGAAAAAACAGGTCGGGGCGTCCCGTCAGGTGCGGTCTTCCAATTAAAATAACCGTACTTTGACTGTTCCCGCAGTACACGCGCATATTGTTCATGAAGCTCTGCGTCCATTAAATCGTCATACGGCTGCGGGTACTTGTGAAATTCGTATAGCATATCGTTAAAATCGTCTGCAATCGTTTGAGCAAATGGTGACGATACATTACCGCCGTTACTAAGTAGTTGAGCCGCTAATTTTCGTTTGTCTGCCGTCAATTAATCACGTCCCTTCATATTGCGCTCGATGATAGAACCGATCTTTAACGACATTGCTTCGTTATCTCTCAACGCTTGGTAAATGCGTAGTAGATCCGCTTTAGATAGCGCAACCATCTGAACCTCCCAAACGATTGCGTGCTTGGGAACGAATTTCAACGGTCTGTCCGGCGCCTCCATAACTACGTTCGCAAAGTCGTTATATTCACCGGTTACTTGCGGTAAGTATCTACGGAAAACTTCGATCGTCGCCTCTACGTCATTTAACGCGCGGTGATGTCCGTCTAGCGAAATTCCGTTTCGTTTGGTAACGTCTTTTAACGACGCTGATAACTCCGGCTCTACAAACCGCGCCATAGCTCTCGTACAATAGAAACGTTCCGGCTCGATGCCCCCGCGACTAATGAACGAAAGATCAAACGGTGCATTCTGCGCGACAACGATAGCGTCTCCGATGAAGGTTTTTAAGTCGTCTAACGCGTCCCACTCTTCCGGTGCGTCTTCAAGGTCTTCTTCCGTGATTCCGGTTAGATCCGTGATGAACTCGGGTAGCTCACGACCTTCATCTAGTGCGACCATCGTGTGAAATCGGTCTACTTCTTCGAATTCACGCAAACGACCGCCAAGTCGGATTTTAATTGCGCCAATTTCGATAATCTGATCCTTTTTATGATCGAGTCCTGTCGTTTCTAAATCGAGTACTACGTAAGTTTGTGGAAACATTAACTCTCCTCCTTGTTTTTAAACCACTTATCGACAGGTACACCTTCGCCCCACCGCGTCATGACTTCTATATCCGTTCCATTTGGCACTTCGCCCCAAGTATACGAATCAATCATTACGCTTCTAACATCCTTGATGTCCTCTCGAGTAAAATCTATTGGAGCCTCGAAAAGCAATTCGTCGTGGACCGTCCCCCATAGCATCCAACCGTTTCCTTTTCTCGCACACATTTCCGCTGCTTTTATCATCGTTACTTTCGTTTGAATAGATGACGATCCTTGTACACGGGCGTTCGGACCTTGTCGTTTAGCCCGATTTACCTTACGCCAAGTATCTCTATCGCCCCACTTCGCTTTCAATTTAGCGTCAGGCAATCGCCGCTTTCGTTGTTGGTTGTCCATCCATACAAACCCGTATCTAGCCGCGAACTCTTGCGTATCTTCAATCCAACTAGCTAAGTCCGGCATAGTTGCGAACATGTCGTCGAGAAATTTTTGGGCTTCGTCTGGTGTTGTATCTAACTGTTCCGCGAGAGTCCATTTTGATGTACCGTATATAGCCGCAAGCATTCCGACTTTCATTTGCTTCCTTTCTGGCGTGTCGTCTCCATTAGAAAGCTTATATACTTCTTCGTATGGTCTTTGATGAAATTTTGCAGCCAGCGTCGCATATGGATCGCGATTATCTAAAAAGGCGTCAATCAGTACTCGTTCTCCGGATAAACGCGCCACACATCTTATTTCCTGCGCCTTGAAATCCGCACCGATAATGACTTTTCCATGAGGAGCAACGAACATTTTACGAGCGTCTTTCGGCTGATTTTGTACGTTGAATCCTTGTTCCGTTTTAGCTTCTTCGTCCTTTCCAGAACTAAATCTACCCGTTACCGTCCCCATCGGATTAAATCGCGAATGCCATCGTTTAGTTGTTGGGTTTTGCTTTAACGGTAGAGTTTCAATATAGGTGCCCGATAGCTTTGTGATTTTTTTATACTCTAGTAATTTAGCAACTACCTCATGCTCGCCTTTCAACGGCTTTAACGTCTTTTTTGCATCCATGTTCGGAAGCTCTTTGCCGATTTTCTTCGAAAGGACAGGGCGCATCTGTTGGGTCGAGTTTAAATTTAAGGGTCCGTCGCCTTCGAGGAATGGCGTTAACTCCGAAATTAATTCCTTGCGTAACTCTTCTGCACGCTTACGTAACTTTTCTCCGTATTCCTTAGCAAAGTCTAAGTCGAGTACATATCCGTTGGCTTCTAAGGTTACGATTACATATAGTAACGGTACTTCTACGGTTTCGTAGTACTCTAAGACCGTCGGCATTTGCGCCATATGTTTTCGCTGAAATTCGTAAAGTCTCCAAGTTAACTCCGTATCCTTCGCAGCATAAACTAGCGCGATATCTACAGGAACTTCCCGAAATTGTGCATTCTTTCCGAATAAACTGTCGTAGGTGTCCGAAGGCGTTTTTAGGTATTTAGGCGCCAAGTCTTTTAACTTAAACGATCCGGCGCCGCCTGTACTTCGATCTCCTTCATTCTCATTGAGGAGATGCATCGCAGTCATCGTATCCCACACGACGCCCTTAAGGTCATGCCCATGTCTGCGCAGCATTGCGATGTCAAATATGGCGTTATGCAAGACCTTTCCGATCTTATCGTCGTTAAATACGACATCCAATTCGCTAAGTACGTAATCTCGACTAAGCTGTTCGCAATCAACGTGATCAACCGGTATATACACATGTCGGTCAGCTTGCGGTAAAGTTAGTGAAATACCGACGATAACGTCCGTGTACACATCTACGCCAGTTGTCTCCGTATCGACTGCGATTATCTTTTCGTTCCCAAGATCGTCGAGTAGTACCGAAAGGCCGTGTTCTGTCGTAATAAGTTCGTAGTTGGCAGGCGTTTCCTCGACCATCTTGCGTAGTTTTTTTTCGCGGTTCTGCGCTTGCACCGTTTTCCACAAACGCAGCGCTTCCGCCTTGCTGAATTTCTTTGGCTTGCCGGCTTTATTAACGCAGTCAGAAGGATCGCGCGCCAACCGGCCGGCCTCCATAGCCGCCTTGACTTCGTCTAATTTCTGCCGGTCTGAATCGCTAAGTTTACTCGCGTAGATGCGACGCCATGCATCCTCGATTGGCTCGACGGCGTTGGCCGCTTGCTTACGTTTGGCAACGTCGGCCGCCGGTTCCGCCTTACGCGCATTTACGTTTAGTTTTAACGGCTTGATTTCCACGTCGCGTCCTCCTTTCTTCGTTAAAAGTCGATTCCAGCGCTAAATATATAGCTTGATTCCGTATGTTTCCTGTAAGTGCTTCTTAATTTCAGCGTATTCTTCTTCGGAAATCCCCCGATCATCAAGGAATTCGGAAAAACTCCATCTTGATGCTTCCTTTATTAATCCGATCATCAACGTTTCAAATGCTTTGTTATTCATAAATCAACCTCCTCCGTCCACTTCCGCCTATGAACCGTCTCATTGTCCGCATAAAACTCCGACCAGCAGTCGCCGTCGCAACAATACACATCGTAAAGTGAGTCGTAGATGGCGCGCTGGCCTTCGTTTATGGACGACTGGCAGGCGGCACATTTAGCTGCGGTCAAAACGCGCCTCGACCGGAGTGACTAGCGTGATTCGATCTTTCTCTAAATAAAACACGTTATTAAACCCGCCCTTATCAACTGCCGCCACACGTACTAATCCGCCTTTGTCCTCGCCAACTTTCCCGAACCCCTTATTCGCAAACCATTCCGGATCATCATACGCAACAATATCGTCTTTCTGATACTCGTCAACTTTGCGACCGATCTTCGCCCATTTCGCTTCGATAGATCGTTTTGCTTCTGCTTCTTTGGCGGCGGCTACTTCGTCTTCGGTTGCGAGGACTAGTTCGGATTCACGCATCCAAACGGTTTCTCCAACAAACTCTCCGCTCTGAACCTCGCACTGGAACGGACGGTACTTTTTGTCATCAATCAAAACCTTAACGAAGTCTCCCTGAGCAACTTTCCAATCTTCAACACAATCGACCACCTTCGCATAATCACCGACTTTTAGCCGTACATGCTTCTTGCGAAATGGAAAGTAGTCATCGCTACAAATAACACTTGACCAGCCCCCATCGTCATAGAAATAAGCGTCACCATCGGGATCAATCTCTTTGATTACGTAAAATGATCCGGCGGTCATATCGTGGAATCCCTTCTTCGGCAAGAATAAATCGCCAACCTTTGCGTCTCCCTCAACGCGCTCATACTCCGCACCTTCATACGCTACTTTCGTGATTTCACCGTTTTTCATATCGAGCGTCTTTACTCCTTTTAATGCCGCCATCGTTTCGTCCTCCTTTTATTGACCGTCCGACCCGGTAAGGTCAAACCGCCTCCGCTTCGTTTTCAATCGCCGCCAAGAAATCGCGATCTAAATTGAGTTTAAGTTCGGTCCATTCCCGCTTACCTTCGTTACGTTTCGGCATCCAATAATCCGTAATGCCGCGACACTCGAACATATACGCCTTAGTTACGTCGGCTTCGATCAGGACGCCGATAAAATAATCCGTATCGGCTTTCGTATATGGTTTGCCCGTGTTTTTACGACCGCTAACTGTTAAAGTATCACGCTTCTTCCTCCGATCACGAATCGTCTTTACTTGGAATTTTTTAATCTCGCCGCTGAACGGATCAGCCGCTGTGAGATCGTACGCCTCTTTTGTATCCGGCTTGCCGACGCCCGACCAGCCGGCCGCCATTAAGGCAGCGCGGGCGATCGTTTCGGCGAACATGCCGATCGTTTCTTCTTTATGCGCCATCTATTCGTCCTCCTTCGGGATGTGTTCCGAAATAATAGTGCCGATGTTCTCCGCAATATCTGACGTACAAACTCCAATCCGATCAATACTGTCTATCATTGACTCGTTATAATTCCATTCGAGATTATGGTAAACTACGTCACTATCAATCTCGACGAGGGCCGCAGATAGCACGATCAACTCCGCCAACGAAACTTCTACGGTGATCTTTTTCGATAAATCTAACGTCTGCGCTTCCGTTTTAATTTCTCGCATCTATGCGTCCTCCTTAGAATCCGAAGTTTTCTTCGGCTGGTAGTTCGTCGTCTGCTGCCGTCTGCGGTCCGCCACCAAGTGATTCGCCAATTAACGCTAGGTCAAATCCAGCCGCAACAAGGTTTTCAAGCATTTCCTTTTCGTCAGCTTCGTAAATTAAGCCGTCAAATAAAGACATGTCGAACTCCTTGCCGTCTTGAGCTGCGAAATGCTTGCGTTCCACTTCCGTCAAATCCTCTTCCATATCGATAAGAGGCGTTAGCGAAACGACTGTACTCGTTCCTGAGCCGGACTTCTCCAACTCAAACGCGATACGACCGAGCTTCTTCTCTTGTTTCTTAATGACCGCATGAACAGTCGTAGCCTGTGGCTTAGAAAGATCGACGATGATTGGCTCGCCAGTTTCGAGGTTGATAAATCCAAGCGCATAACGTTCTTTTACGCGGTACTTGGCCGCTTCTTGCTTAGCCGCTTCTTCCGCTTTGGCATCTCCGCGATCAGCAGCAGCCTTCTTTTCGTCTTGGTAATGCTTCCAAGCGCGATCCCATGACGTTAGGTTCGACTCAGGAAAGCCGTTCTTGTTTAGCGTGCTTGGATTAGCAGCCGAGAACGAATTTACCTTCTTATAAATTCCGTATGAGAAGAAGCGAATCAGATCGAACGCACTCATTACGCGTACCTTATAAACCGTGCCCGTCTTAAAGCTCGCAAACTCAGCGCTATTACCGCCATTTCCTTCATTTGTTGCGTTCAATGCGTTTAGAGCGTCAGCTCCGCTAGTGTACTTTGTCATCCGATTACCTCCGTTAATTTGTATTAGGGTTTGACCCTCGCAAAACACCGGTATCTGCGCCCGAGACGCCGCCAGCGCACGGCATAGCGACGCGACAGTTTTACTTAACGAACGCCCCGGTATTCTCCGAGCGTCGGCGGTCAGTTGCCGCCTTTATTCCGTCTATCTTCGCTCACTATCGACCAGTACATGCCGCCGATAATGAAGGCCGAGATACTGCCGACGAATGCGAAATACATTAGAAAGTCGTCAAGCATATGCAGAAACTCCTCTCGCGTAGCGTGTTACCTGGCGCTTGATTTCGAGAGATTCGGTAGGCAGTTCATCGACGCGCATTTGAACGGCATTGATTCGAGCTTGTAGCGCCATTCTTTTAGCTTTCGATCGCGTACGTTTGAATTCTTCGTCTAGCCATCGTATTTCTTCGTCTAATTCCGCCGCGAAAGATTCCGTTCTTCTTAGAGATTTATCTGCGTCCTTTTTTATAATTTCGTAGGCGTCAAAAATCAGACGCTTAGTAGCCGAATCGTGTCCTGCGGTACCCTTATAAACGGTGATGACTGCGTTGGAATCTAGCTCAAAGTGAATAATTACGCCATTACTCGCATACGTACGAGCTTCTCGACCGGATTTATCTACGGTTATTCCAAGATAACGAGCGTGACTCATCTTCTGCGCGATCCAATTACACGCAACGTATTGATTATCGATGCCGAATCGGGTTTTAAGTCGCTGCTTTGCGTGGTGGGTTATGGTTATTTCGGAAGGTTTCATCCGACGCGCACCGCCTTGATCGAAGTCGGTCGATAAAAGTCAGCTGGATCATCCTCGCGATATAACGCGCCTTCGTATTGTAATTCCGTTAATTTTTGGATGTTTACTATAGGTGGGAAATCGTTTGTAGGTTGTTTCATAGTACGTTAGTCTCCTTTTTAATTAGGTTAAACGTACTAGACGGAGGGTTGTTCGCATGGTGTTCGCTTGATATTTGATTCTCAATCGATTATCATTAAAATACGTAGCGAAGCCCTCGTGCCTAGATACGTGGTTATTCAGAAACGACTAAGTAGTCGCGGTAATTACCGTGTTGCTTAGTATCGAATGAGCCAGCCAGCTTTTCGAGTTTACGGATAACCGTTGAGTGATGCAGACCTAAACGCTTTCCGATTGCCGTCGGGTTTGGTCGGTCGCATCCTAGGAACGTTTCGACGATTTGCCTCGTCGTTTCGTCCGCTTTTTCTAGTAGGGAGTCAATCAGTTGCCGCTGATCGGCTCTTTTTTTCGCAAAGTAAATCGTTTCCGGTGTTTCTTCGTCGACAGGTTCGAGCGTTGCCGCGCTCTCATCGTCTTTGCTAAAGCTGTTTACTACTTCGTAATTAAGTCGTGTTTTTCTATCTCGATACATATTCGCTCTTTTGTTTCTAATGCTGAACTTATAATAATTTTCGAAATCAACGCTTCCGTTAAAGTCTCGGATGCACTTCATTAAAACATCTTCGTATAACGCTCTAACTTCGTGAGCTGTTGCGCGCAATGACCGGGCGATCTCATTGAATTTAAGGGAGCACCTTTCTATCAGTATTTCGTAAATTTTCGAAAAGGAATACTCGCATCCTGTGAGTTTATATTCCGTAACGTAACTATTTAGTTTTTCTTTCAAATCTTCCACCATTCCTTTCTCCTACTCTATAATACCCGGTCCATTTTCTATCCGCGCATTAGTTTGATATTTTTTATATTTTTTCTTCCATGACCATATATTAGCATCTGAGAAGGAGAAGATTGTGGTTTTTGGATAATCTTAGTTTTTTAGACTTTTCCGAAAAATATCATAAAAAAAAGACAAAAGAAAAAGGCCGATTGGCCCGATCTTTTATCCGCCTACTTTTATTGCGCTTGTCTGAATCGGTGTGTTTTCGTCCGCTATATCCTGTGTTGACCCATCTGTATTAAGAAGCGAAAGAACTAATGCCCCTAAAACAAAACCCGTTAATAAAATCTTTTTCATAAACAACAGCTCCCTTAGTTTTTAATTTAATCTCCTTTAAAGCATTGACCTGTTTAGGGTCTACTCCAACAATGCGCAGGGTCTCCGCTGCAAGTGAAGCGAAGAAGAAATTCATCTCCTTGTGGAAATGGCTGAATGCTTTATATATCTCTCCCACTTCCTTACCCTTAACGTAGTTAAAGTATACTATAAAATCCTCATCACCTCCTAGAAGTAATTTGTCTGTAAAGTTAGTTAGGTCGGGCATTTTACCATCACTGAGAAAATCAAAAAGAGTCTTAACGAAATTCAGGTTATTCATCGCTTCTGTTATTAAAACATCTTCATTTGTCATTCTTGCGTAATCTACACTTTTAATTAAAAAATCGATACATGCTTCTCTATCTTCGTATAAACTACACATACCTAAATAGTAATAACCGTCAGATATATGCTTGTTGTTGAGTCCGGTTTCAACAAGGACCTTTGCATGTTCTTGACATAACTCTAAATCATTTAAATGTAAATATGCTGGCGCTAATAATTCTGATAAACGATAAGAGAATGACTCTCTGAAAAACGCCCTTCTTTTCCCGATCTTTTTTACCGAGTTGTTTATATCATTAGCGATCCTTGCCATTCCTAGAAAATCACCTTCATAATAAAGAGAAACACAGATATAAATATCTTTTAACACTGCAAGGTCTTTGGAACTTGATACTTTTTGATTTTTTACATTCTTGCATAATTCATTGAAATTGATTCTATCAGTCATAAAATTCAGTAAGAGACTGTACATCTCAACGAATTGCTTTACACCAGGTTCTTCTTTGTTTTTTTCGAGAAGCATTCCTAATAACTCTGAATCTCTCTTTAACGCAGCGTACTCAAATGCTTGTTTAAGCCACTCGGGTGACTCGATTTTCATACACCAATCGCGCATTATTTCGTGATATTGTTCTTTATAGAAAAATTTTGAAAGTGTCACTAAGTGCTTAAAACCAATAGACCCGCTGTCAGCGAACTCATATAGTACGTCTTGGTTAATTCCTGTTTTTGTGGAAATACATGATATACTTAAGTCGTATTTTTCTCTGAGGTTGATAAAATCATCTTTAATTGACTGCATAATACACACCCCTTATAGACTTGCGCCTTCTCTCTGTTTATAATATAACATATATGCACACTTTTGTGTGCGGGAATTTAAGGAAAAAGGAGATTTTTTTATGATTAGTTACGAACCACTCAGGACTTACTTGAATGAAAGAGGTTTAACAACTGGTATTCTAAGGGATAAAGTCATTCATAGAAATCTTGTAACAAAAATTAACGAGGACAAGCCCGTTAGCTTATCGACTATCGAAGCCGTTTGCCTCGAATTGGACGTGCCTATCGAAAAGGTTGTCCGTATTCTTCCAAATCCGCCCGAATGACCATTTAATCGGCGCGGTTATGTGGTATAATTTCCTTCGTAAAGCACGTAGCATTCGCTTTGCGGAGGTGTTTATCTCGCAGTATTCGGTCGTATCTTGCCGGATAAAGGAGCTGTGCTATAATCGCGGTTATTCACTTACTCAACTCGCAGAAATGGTCGGAATCTCAAAAACGCAGCTTTCCGATTATATAGCGCTCAGAAATATTCCTAACGTTGAAATGGCGTATTCCTTAGCGCGTTGCCTCGACTGCCCGGTCGAAGCCTTATATAATTGGCGTCCTTTACCCGGTAACAACACGGAGGGTTAAGACAACCTCCGCCGACCGATAGTTCGGATATTCCCGAACCTAACGTTAATACCTACCGCCTCCGCACGATCAACAACTCGCTTAAGAGCGTCCTCACCTTCCGACATCAATAATTCATTCGCGTCTTTGTACCCTTCCGTTATATAACCGTGCGCAAGTCTGACTTTGCCGCGCATCTTTAGCTCGACCTCCTTCCGTAATTTTTCACCGGCTTCGTCATTGTCCGTTATTACTATTAAATATTCGATTGGCGATTGCGCAATTATGTCCGCCTTCTCTGCGGAAAATTTACTGCCGCCGGTCGCAATGCCGCAGAAGCCCGCCGTACGCCACGAAAGCGCATCGATTTCAGCTTCGGCTAACACTGCCGTTTTAGCGCGATCAGCATAAACGATTTCAATTCCGTAGATTAATTCTCGGATAGGTAAGCCGCCTTTAGCGTACCAAAACGCTTTATTACGCGTTGATCTATATTTTACGTTCGCCAGTCGCTTATTAGGCAGCCGCCACGGAATCACGGCCGTTTGTCCGACCAAGCCTACGCCCGCTTTGCGCTGAACAGCTTCACTTATGCCGCGGTTAGACAGATACGTATTCGGTTCGATTTTAACGTCTGCTAGTAAACTTTCGGCTAATGGTCGTCTAGGCTCAACGATTTTCAACCGCGGAATGCGTAGTTTTAGGGGTGTTTCACCTTCGCTAGAACCATAAGTCTCAGAGAGGTACAAAGCCGTCTCTTCCTCGGTTTCTTCACGCAAGAATGCGAGTAGTTTAATAAAGCCGCCGCGTTCGCCTGTGCCGCTGTCTCCGAAATATCCAGCCTTGGCGGTTGCTGTGTCCTCGTAATAAACGTAAAAACTAGGAGTTCGGTCGTCACGAAACGGGCTTGCCGCCGTTAACCGGTCAGCGTGCCATGTCGGACGATCCCATTCGTATTGTTCTAATTCTTCGCGTATGTCGACGTCTACAGCAACGCCATTGATCGTAATTTTCGACATGCATATACGACTCCTTTCGTTATATTACACTATTCTCATCGACATTGTAGTCGTAATTTGTCGAAAATATTCAGAATTTTACGGTGTAATTCATGGTAATGATTCCAGTTTTTAGAATCCGTATTTTTTTAATTCAAATTCATCGGACGCCACTTGTTTGATTAAGCCGACTTGCGGAAGATATACGATCTCGACGACTTCGTCCTCGCCGCCATCACGACCTTTATTTACGCCAATTAAGCCGCGCCCTTCCTTTGCGTTCGTATCTACCGGAATTAGTGCCGCGGCGTCTTCCAGTAAAGCTGACGTCTTCTTAACGTTTGCGCGCGTAGGCAACTTAATTTCACGGTTTCCATCTTCGTCTTCTGTCGCGTCATCTTCTCCGGCTTGTGTTATTGCGAAAATAACCACGTCCATTGTTCCGGCTAATCGGCGCATCTTTTTAGACGTATCAGCAGCAGCGCCGCCCGTCGTCTTATTCGAGTTGGATTCGTAGTCTAAGTAATAGAAAGGGTCGATCATAACGACGTCTGCATTCGTTTGCTCAATGTCCGCTTTAAGGTCTTTTAGCGAACGAGAATCGAAGTCTTTGTCGTCAACGGCACGCACCGTAATAGAGCCAGCGATAATCGTATTTAGTGTCGCGATAAATTCCATAAATCCCGCCTCGAACTCTTCCGATAACTTACCCTGGCGAACTAACCTCGAATCGAAGCCGGCTTCCATTTGCTGGCCGTCGATTTCTTGTAAAGCAACGCCTTGATCGCCGGAAAGTGATACGTAGATACGGACGAGGACCTCAAACCAGCCCATCTCCATCGACCAAATTAACACGTTTGCGCCTTGAATTGCGCAATTAATCGACTCTTCTAGCGTGATCGCCGACTTACCGCGCCCTGACTTTCCGTAGATAACGTACATGTTCGAACTGACGTAGCCGCCGATCGCCTTATTAAGCGCCGGAAATTTGCTGTTCCAAATGCGGAATGACTCGCCAGCCTTGCGTTTTTCGTATTCAGTACGGAATTTATCGATGTCTGTCACGACGTTTGTTCCTACCGTTTTACGAACGCTTGTTCTTATTATATTCTGTTCCGCGACGGTTTTCAACCATTCAAATAATTCCTCTGGATTTCCGCTTTCCTGCGCGCGGTTGAACCGTTGAATAAATTCAGAGTCAGCCATCTTGACGCCGTTTGCTCCGTATTTATCATTAAATTTTGAAACGAAATCGTTCATCGCCGCTGCTTCCTTCGCCTTCTTCGCCAAATATTCAAAGGTCGCGTCTATGCTAAATTCCGGTTGGAATGTCGGCACTTCTGTCGCTACCATTTCGGCGGTCGGCGCTTGGTTTCCGTACTTCTCTGCGTACGAACTAATATATTCGAAGGCAGCCCGTTCGCCGTCGGTTTGAAAATCGTTGCGGGTTAATCCGTAGCGCAATAAAGCCGACGGGTCGTTCGCTTC